TTTACACAAAAAAATTGGAATAGGAAATAAATGAAAATTCGAAATTTTAATATTGAATAGTGACTAGCTTTGTTGTATAATATAAATATAGAATTTATGAGAAAGGAATTATTCAATATGAAAAAAATATGTAAATATTGTGGGCAAGTTTTTGAAACTAGAAGTAAAAAATCAATATCTTGCAATTCACCAGATTGCAAAAAAGAACATAAAAGGGAATTAGATACAAAAGATAGGAAGCTACAATGTAAAACGTGCGGTAAATATTTTATAGGTAAAAAAGGTAATAAATACTGTTCTAAAGAATGCAAAAGCATAGGAATAAAAGAAAAGCACAAAACCGAAATTAAAAAATGTTCAATATGTGGTAAAAATTTTGAAAGCTTCAGAGGAGTAGAACATTGCAAAGAATGTGAAATAGAAGCTAAAAGAATATATAATAAAAAATGTCAATATTGTGGCAAAACATATAAAGCATTTAGTAACAATTCAAAGTTTTGTTCTATTAAATGTACTACTGATTATCAAAGAGATATTGCATCGGAAAAAAGAATTAAAAAATGCAAAGAAATAGTAGAATCAGATGGCACAAAGAAAATAATTAATATAGAAAAAACTAACAATAAAGATAGAGGAGATATATTAACAATAAAATGCTTAAAATGTGGCGATATAGAAAATATATCAACAAGAATAGTAAGCAATGGTAAATATATAGGATGCAAAAAATGCTATGAGAAACATTGTAAAAAATGTGGAAGCGTTATTACAGGATATTGGAAAGATGATATATGTACAAAATGCAAAACAGAGTTTAAAAAAGAAGAAAAAAGAGAAAAAAAGAAGGAAAGAATTAGAAGAAAAAGAAATACAACAGAAACAAGCTATTGAAAGGATAAACAAAGAAAAAAGTAAATTAAAAAAATGCACTAGTTGCGGTAAAGAATTTACTAATTCGCTTTTAGAAATATGTAATGAATGCAATGAAATATTAGAAAAAAGATTATACGGTATAAGGTGTGAATGTTGTGGAGAATTATTTATCCCAAAACGCAATAAAAAATATTGTTCAGAACATTGTAGAAAGAAAACCGAAAATAAGAGAAAAGGAATAGTAAGAGATGAAAGGCTAAAAGAAAATGGTGAAATAGATTTAACTATAACATTAGAAAAATTATACAAAAGAGATGATGGTGTCTGCAAAATATGTGGTAAGAAATGCGATTATAATGATTACAAGAAAGATGAAAATGGTACTTTCATAGCAGGGAATGATTATCCATCAATAGATCATATAATTCCAATTTCTAAAGGTGGTCAACACACTTGGGATAATGTGCAATTAGCACATATGATATGCAATTCTATCAAAAATAATAAAATATAAAATGCAAGGCATACAAAAGTATGCCTTTTTATTTTAAAAGGAGATGATAAAATGCCAGCAAGGATGCCGTGGGAGTTACATGTTGCTAATGGGAATACGGCAAGGTTAACTAAAGAAGAGATAGAAGAAAGAAAAGACAGAGAAGTTAAAGCCAAAACATTAAACAAAGTAAAAGTACCAAATTATATAAAAGAAGATAGATATAAAAAAGAATTTAAAGATACAGCGAAAGAAATGATAGAGTTAGATATATTTTCTAACTTAGACGTAGATGCTTTAGGAAGATTTATACTAGCAAAAGAACAATATTTAAGAGTAATAAATCAAATAGAGAACACAGACATTTTAAATGAGTTTAATGAAGTAAATACAGAATATGAAAGGTTAACTACCTTGTCAAATAAATATTTCACTATGTGTCGTCAAGCAGCTTCTGATTGTGGATTAACAATTACAAGTAGATGCAAAATAGTAATTCCAAAGAAGAAAGAAGTTGATACAGATGACGATTTATTCAACTGATTTTGATATAAATGAATATTACAAAAAAGTAGAAGAATACAACAAAAAAGTAAAAGAAGAATATAAAATATATTTAGAATATCCAACACATAAATATGCTATAGAAGTAGTAACTGGGAAAAGAATAGCATGCAAATGGGAAAAATTAAGCTGTAAAAGACATTTAAAAGACCTTTTAAGGCAAAATGACGATGATTTTCCATATGTATTTGACTTTACTAGAAGTGAATTGATATTTAACTGGTTCAGTAAAAGATGCACTCACGTAAAAGGAATTTATGCAGGAGATCCAATCGAACTAGTATCTTATCAAAAATATGATTTAGGTTGTTTATTTGGTTGGGTAAAGAAAGATACAGGCTACAGGAGATTTAATTATTCTTACAATAAAGTAGCCAGAGGACATGCTAAATCAACAGTTCAATCCGGAATAGCTGATTTTGGCATGGTAGCAGACTGTTATTACCCGCCATTTGAGGTAAATAAGCGTAAATTTGAGATGTCACCCAATGTTTATTGCTGTGGATATGATAGAAACCAAGCAAAAATAGTTTGGCAAGATGCTTGTACTATGGGAAAGAAAAGTCCAAAGATTGCAAAAGAATTAGATATCAAAAAGACCAAAGTTACAAATAAAAAACGTGATGGTTCAATGGAAGCCATGAGTAAAGATACAGAAAATAAAGATGGATTATCTGTGTGTATAGCGATAATCGATAAAGTATTTGTCGCCTAATATAGTGATATATTAGTGAAAATCGAGGTGTATCGGTGAAAACTAAGGGATTTTTATTCTATGTTAATACCGAGGGTTTAAAAATCAATTAAATCTGTAACGACTAGAGAATGAGCGTTAAGAGAGCAATAATTTCTCCACGAGCCTTCGACAACTCAATGAGTTGAAAATATAGTCTGACCTTATAGGAAACTATAAGAAGTATAGGATAAAGAGCCTATACGATAACAAAGTGGAATATCACGCATGGAAAAAATCAGATGTTTATGACGTAATTAAGTCTGCATTCGGTAAAAGACCACAAGAATTACTGAATGTTATTACTACAGCCGGAAAAGATGCCGAAAATAGCCCTTGTAAAAAGGAAGAAGAAGTATGTAAAAAGATTTTACAGGGTTTAATTAAAGCAGAGGATTATTTTGTTAATATAAGAGAGTTAGATAAAGACGATAATCCACATGATGAGACATGTTGGGTAAAAGCAAATCCAATGCTGCTAGAAATAGAAAATGGCAATGAATATGCACAAGGATTATATAATAAGATTAAAGCAGACCATGACATGGCATATGGTAGCGGAGATATAGCAAAAATAAGAGAATTTCTCACTAAAAGGTGTAATTTATGGCAAAATGCCAACGATAATGGCTTTATGGATGGCTGTATGGATAAATTTAAGGCTTTAGCAGTATCAAAAGAAGAATTTTTAGAGTTAACTAAAGGTTTAGATTGTGTAGTAGGACTTGACTTATCAAAGGCAACTGACTTAACAGCAGAAGCATTTGTATTTATGTTAGAAGATGGAAGATACGCAATTACAGCTAGAGGGTTCATTGCTGAAGAAAGTGCAAGTAAACATGAAAGAACAGATAGAGTTCCGTATATAGAATGGGCTAAATTAGAAAATGATTATTGTACATTAACTCCTGGTGATGTAGTAGATTATACTTATTTAGTTAATGATATAGTAGAAAGAGCAAAAGAAAATCAATGGAACATAAAAGAAGTGGCTTATGATCCATATTCTGCTGAATATTGCACTCAAGACCTAGAAAATAAGGGATATTTAAGGGTAAAAGTACCACAAAGAGTAAGTTGGTTAAGTGAACCTACTAAATTTTTCAAAAAACTAGTTCTAGAAGGAAAGCTAGTCCATGACGGAAGTCCGTTACTGACATGGTGTGTTTCTAATGCAGTAATAACAACAGACCATCAGGAGAACATAATGCTTTCTAAGAAAAATAGAAACGACACACAAAGAATAGATTTATTAGCAGCAGGAATAACTGCATTGAGTAGGGGGATGAATGTATTGCAACCAAAACGTAAATTATTCTATGTTCCTAAGAGAAGAATGAGTGGAAGTAGGTGAAAATGTGAATTTAAATAAAGAAATTAACTTAATTCAAGGTGATTGCTTAGAAATAATGAAAGAAATTCCCAACAAAAGTATCGATTTAGTATTAATTGATCCACCTTACAATACAAATAAAGCTGATTGGGATAAATGGGAAACTGTCGATGATTACGTAGAATTTATGGGTCAAGTATTTTTAGAGTGTCAAAGAGTATTAAAAGATAACGGTAGCTTTTATTTCTTTCATGATGATTTTTTACAGATTGTAGAACTTCAAAACTGGATAAATAAAAATACTAAATTTAAATTCAAGCAACTATTAGTATGGAACAAAAGATTTGAAGAAACTGCAAATAAATCGTTAAAAGCATATTTGGATGCACATTGCAAGGTTGAGGGTTTAAGAAATTACAAAAAGATGGCTGAATATTGTTTATTTTATACATTTCAAGATGAAACTGGAATAAACAAGAATAGACCAGATGTAAACAATTTTAAAAATTTAAGAGATTATTTTAAATATATACAGTCAGAAATAGGATTAAATAAAAAACAGATAATAGAAAAGATAGGGCAAAAAGCAGACCATTGTTTTAGATATTCTAGCAGCCAATGGAATCTACCGGTAGAAGAAACTTATGATGAGTTAATAGAGGTTTTTAATATAGATAAATATAAAGGCTTTAGAACATACAAAGAATTAAGGCAAGAATACGAAAGTCTTAGATATACATTTAATAATCAAAAACTACATCACTCAGTAATGAATTATGAAGTGCCACCAAGGCGAGGACACATTACACCTAAAAATACAGATATGTTAGAATATATTATTAAAACTTCTTCAAATAAAGGAGATGTTGTATTAGATTGTTTTATGGGTTCAGGTTCAACAGGAGTAGCTTGTATTAATACAAGTAGAAAATTTATAGGAATAGAGAAAGATGAAAAATACTTTGAGGTAGCTTGTAATAGAATAAAGGAGGTGAGAAAATGAATTTATTTGAAAATATAATTACTAAAATAGGTGGTTTTTTCGCTACTCCTAATCAAAAGAAAGTAAATAAAGCCAAAAGTAGCGGATATAGGTTCTATAAAACAGAATTAGCTAATAATGAAACTATATTTTCAGCAATTACACTGAAAGCAAATGCAATAGCATCAGCACCAATTGGAATTTATAAGGATCACAAAAAGCTAACTCCTAACGAACATCCTTTAGCAAGATTATTTAAGTATGGTCCTAATCCAAGACAAAGTATGTTTGGGTTTATTCAGTATATGGAAATGACTAGAAATACTTCAGAAGGAGCATATGCTATTATTGAATATGATAGAATGGGTGATGTTCAAGCTATATGGGCATTAAAATCTGACCTTGTAGAACCTGTAATTAATACAGATGATAATGATTTATGGTATAAAATCAAGGATCATGATACAGATGTGGTTAATTTTGTGCATAATAGCCATATAATAGCATTAAATTACCTAAATAATAACGGTTTAGCTGGGATAAATCCATTAAATGTACTAAAAAACACTATTTCTTATGATAAAGAGGTTAAAGAATTTAGTATTAATCAAATGAAAAATTCTTTAAAAGCAAATGCAGTTGTAACAATTCCCGGAACACTTGATGCTGAATTAATTGAACAATATGATGAAATGATGGAAGGTATGCAAGAAGCTGGAATTATTTACGTTGACGATGGTAAAGATTTTAAAGAACTTAGCAACAGAAGTTATATAGATTCTAAAGTATTTGAAGTAGAAAATATAACAGTACAGAGAGTAGAACGTGTATTCAATATAGTGGGAAAGCTTATAAAAGATGATGTACAAAACAGAGATACTGAGGATTTGATATTTTTAAAAGATACTTTATTACCAATAGTTAGGATGTACGAACAAGAATTTACAAGGAAACTATTAAATTCACTTGAAATAGACCAAGAATGCGAAATTAAGTTTAACATGAGTGGGTTTGCACGTGCTACTATGGAAAAAAGAGGAAACTTTTATCAAATACTATGTAGGAATGGAATCCTTTCAGTTAATGAGATAAGAGCTTTAGAAGATCTTCCACCAGTAAAAAATGGAGATAAACGTTATTTATCAAGAGATTTATGGGACGCTGATAATTATGAAGAGTTTATGAAACAATCTATAGTTGGAAACAATTCTAATGAATAATATTGACATTAATCCAAATACATGATAAAATTAAATTAAGATAAAAAGCGGTGATACTCTACCATATAGTGAGTGTTTATAAAGCAAAAAATAAAATTACTACGATATAATTAAACGGTGATACTCTACCGGATAGTGAGTGTATAAAAAATCCAAAAGCGACTAAATATAGTTGCTTTTATTTTTTAGGAAAATATTTAAAACAACAATAAAGTCCTATTAAGTTCCTTTTAATAATTAAATAAAAGTGTTATTATATTAATATAAGCAAATATATCAACCGACTATCAGAATATATCTGGTAGTTTTTTTATTTTGTTATAAAAGGAGGTGAGAGTATGGGAAAATATTGGGAATTCAAAAACAAAAGCGACATTGAATCCGATTTATATTTATATTCAGAAATTGATTCATGGGGAGATGGGGAATACGCTCACTCTGCTAAAAGTTTTAAAAATGAATTAGATTCACTAGGTGATATAGGAACTCTAAATATATATATAAATAGTCCCGGAGGTGATGTCTTTGAAGGCGTTTCAATAGCAAATATGCTGAAGAGAAAGAAATGTGTTAAGAATATCTATATAGATGGATTAGCTGCTTCGATAGCTTCAGTAATAGCAATGGCAGGAGACAAAGTTATAATGCCTAGCAATTCAATGATGATGATCCATAACGCATGGACTTTCACACAAGGAAATGCAAATGACCTAAGAAAATTAGCAGATGACTTAGACAAAATGGATTCTTCTATAAGACAATCTTATTTAGATAAATCTAACGGCAAGATTAATGAAGAAACATTAATAGATTTAATGAACAAAGAAACATGGTTATCCGCTGATGAATGTTTAGAATACGGATTATGTGACGAAATAGTAGAAGCTAACAAAATGGTTGCTAAGTTAGATCCGAAACTATTCAAAAATTACAGAAATGTACCAGAGGGCTTAAAGGTTGTTGCCCAGCATCAAATGGATGATGAAATAAAAACCTTGATTAAAAATATAAAAGAAAATGAGTGGTATAAAAATACCCAAGTATCAAAAGGAGGATATTTAATAAATGAGAAATAGATACTTAATTAATCAACAATTAGATGGTGTTAGAGCATCATTAAAGGAAGCAGTTAACGTGGTTGAAGCTTTATATGCTGATTCTAAGTCAACAATTGAAGCTAGAAGAGAAGCAGAAAATGTTGTAAGAGACTTAAAAGAAAGAGCTGCTAAATATGAAAATGACATTAGAGAAATGGATGAAGAAGCTAATAGACAATTACAATTACAAAACAAGAAAGATGTTCAAGGAATGAGCGAAAAAGATAAAAAAATTGCTTTAAAAGCCAATGTTATCAGAGGAATGATTAAGAAAGAATCAGTAGCTGATGATTTAAAAGCTTTAGGTGGATCTTATTTCTTAAATGCTTTATCAACTGCAACTACAGGACAAGGTGGAGCAAGCATATTACCTAAAACTACTGCTTCAGAAGCTATTGTTGAACCAAAGAAAGTAAACAAATTAAGAGACTATGTAAGAGTTTCTCATGAATCAAACCTTGAAATTCCAAAATTAACATTCTCAATCGCAGATGATGCTTTTATAGAAGATGAAGCTACTGCTAAGGAATTAAAAGCAAATGGTTCTACAGTTACATTCGGAAGATTTAAGTCAAAGGTATTCTGTGATGTATCAGAAACAATGCTTTTAGGAACTGATATTAACTTAGTATCAGAAGTAGAAGCTGGATTAGACAGTGCTGTTCAAACTAAGGAAAAGAAACAATTATTCGGAACTAATTTACCAGTAGGTGAAGCACACATGAGCTTCTATGAAAAAGTTAGCTCAAACTATACAATCCCTGCAGTTACTGGTGAAACTAAATATTTAGCAATTAAGAAAGCTATTGCAGATCTTGGTGAAGATTACAGAGAAAACGCTCGTATAATTATGACTTATGCTGATTACTTAGACATAATTGAAGCTTTAGCTAATGGAAATGCAACATTATTTATGGTTCAACCAGAACAAATACTTGGAAAACCAGTAATATTTGTAGATGCTGCTACTATTCCAATTGTAGGAGATTTATCTTACTTACAAATTAACTATCATCCAGAAACTATCTCTGATTCTGATAAGAATGTTAAGACAGGTATGAATACATTTGCTTTAACAGCTTGGTATGATATAGCTTTCAGATTAAGAAGTGCTTTCAGATTAGCTATAACTCAATAATAGGGAATAAAATCCCTATTATATTTTATTTAAAATTGTTTATATGGTTTTGTATTAGAATAGCAATGTATTTGCTTAAAGACCTTTGGTCATTATTAGCAAGAGTTCTTAACTCATTATATACTTGCTTATCCAATACAACCGAAACAGAAATTTGTTTTTCTTTATTAACAGCCATGTAATCACCTCCTTAATATAAGAATAACATATAATTTAGAAATTGTCAATAAAAGTTCTTGACAATAAATTAAATGTATAGTATACTTATTATAAAGAGGTGGTAAATTGAAAATATATGGGATTATTTACAAGATTGAAAATTTAATCAATGGAAAAGTTTATATTGGTCAAACAACTAGAAACTTTCACAAAAGATATGGTGGAGATGGAATTGAAGGGGTTTGTAACTATCACAAAAACTATAAAAGTAAAGGTAAATGTTACAACGAACATCTACTTAAATCTATAGAGAAATATGGATTTAAAAATTTTAAAGTTACTGAAAGATTTGATGTAGCTTTTTCAAAAAAAAGAACTTGATATAAAAGAAAGAACATATATAGATTTATTTAAATCTACTAACGGATTACATGGTTACAACAATAAAGAAGGTGGTTCTCGTGGGAAACATACAGAAGCTACTAAAAGAAAAATCAGTATGTTGCAAACTGGGGAACTAAATCACAGTTACGGTAAGAAAAGAACAAAAGAAACAAGAGAAAAAATGCGACAAGCATGTTTAGGAAATAAAAATCATATGTATGGGCGAAAAGGAGAAAAACACCCTAGATATGGATCAACATGTGAGCAGAACGGAAAATCAAAACCATGTAGATGTATAGAAACAAATGTAATTTACCCTTGCACAGCAGAAGCAACAAGACAAACTGGGATAACCCACATAGTTGATGTTTGTTTAGGTAAGAGAAAACGTGCAGGTGGATATACATGGGAATATATTAATAAAAGTTAAAGGAGGAAGCATGAATTGCTTCTTTTTTTATTGAGGGTGATTGTTATGCTAACTCTAATCAGGCTTAAAGCCTACCTTAAAATTGATTATGATGACGAAGATGATGATTTAACAGAACTTTTAGATTCTTCTGTAGCAGTAATAGCAAGTTCTACTGGAGTAGATGTGTTCAGGATTATAAATGGGGGGAATACTGATTTAAAAGCTTTATATATATTAATCCAAAAGAAAGTATGTAAAAGATTATACGATGAACAGTCTGTATCTGGTTCTATTTTAGCAGGACTTTATCTTAAATTAGCGACTTTATACAAGAAGGCGATTAAAGATGGCGAAATTTAGTGAGAGAATAGATTTCGTAAAAGTAGAAACTGTTGAAAATGAAAAAGGAATAAGGGAACAAGTAGAAGTAGTTGAATATTCTTGCTGGTGTAATATCTTATCACGATCAATGAGTGAGATAGCAAAAGCATATACAACTAATACTGAATTGCTTTATTCCTTCAGAACTAGATATTGTCGCTTTACAAAAGCTTTAGAATTAGATACTAGAACCTATAAAATTAAATATAGGGGTAAATATTTTAATATAATAAGTGCCAATGATTACGGAATGGCTCATTTATACATTGACGTAAAAGCTGTGAGGGTACACGATGAGTAGTACAGTAATAGGTTTTGAAGATGCAATGGGATTGTTTAAGGAAATAGATGATTCAGAAGTAAGAACGGCACTAAATGAGATAGGGAATAAAGCTGTTAATTTAATGAAGGGTGCTGTTGCAGTAGATACAGGAGCAACAAGAGCAAGTATTAAAAAATCAATTCGTAAATCAGATCAAGGAATAAAATTAAATATTAGAATCAATAAACAATATTATTTAAATCAAGAATATGGTACAAGTCGTTCGAACCCTAAGAACGTTCAAAAAGTTTATAAAGCAACGCAAGGTATGGACGACGAAGCCGTTAAAATATTAGAAGGGTTGGTGAAAAACAGAAAATGAGAGCAAAATTCAATTCTGATTTAAAAGATCCTTCAATAACAAATGTCGCACCAGTTTATTATTGGAAAAAGCCTGAATCAGATAAAAACGTTCCTTATATCAGGTGGTATATTTTAGACCAAACAGAAGTAATGTATGCAGGGAATAAAGCTATGTGTGAAAGATATGTCTTTCAAATAGACGTATTTGATTATGGTGACTATGATAATCTGATCGATACAATTAAAAGCGTAATGCAAAATAAAAGATATACTTTAGTAGAACAAGCTGATTTAGTAGAGGAATTAGTTGATGATGTTCTACTATATCATAAAGTTTTAAGATATAAATATGAATTCTTTAAATAGGAGGTAAATTATGGCTACAGTTAAGCTAGAAAATGGACTTTTAAAGTTTAAAGTTGCTCCAATTCAAGAAGGTGGGAAATATGGAGCAATCGTTGAATGTGCTGATTTATCAAGTATGACTGCTGAAACTGCTGAAGGTAAAAAAAGTTTTGCCTAGTTATATAGAAATATATAACCGTAATTGCGAAAGAAAACTGGAAGGCTAAGTAAATTATTAATTTATATGCTAATCAGAATGGAAGGCTATATTAAAAATATAGTCACATGCAGAGCGTAGACAATGAAACTCTTTAAGAGAATATAATTTGTCCAAGAGTTCGCAACGCCTTACCAAGCAAAGTTGAAGGTGAAAAGGTACGCCAATCTTATATGAAAATATAAGGAGTAATAGGATAAAAAGCCTATGAAGTAATATTTGGAAACAAAAATAGCAGCAGGAAACAGGGTAAAATAAATTGCCCCTTTATATAGAAATATATAAATGAAAATTGCGAAAAAAATCTGGAAGGCTAAGTAAATAATTGAAATAAATTCTTTAATATGATATAATAATATTAAGGATAGATAAGAAAGTCGCGAGTCTTATTGAAAGGACATTTTCCTAGATGTCCTTCCTTTAATTTTAAAACTAGGATATAACATATAGGAGTGTTAGAATGTTAAAATTAAATAATTGCAAGAAATTCCAAAAGAAATGTTCTTGTTGCAATCAATTAAAATTAATCAATCAATTCAGAAAACAAAAAGATTGCAAAGATGGTTTTAGAAATAAATGTAAAGAATGTTGCAAAACACATATTTATACTTGCCAATATTGTGGTAAAACATTTAAAGGTGATAGTAAGAAAGCTAAGTATTGTAGCAGAGAATGCATGGGCAAAGCTAATATAAAAGTTGAATCAAAGGTTAAAATAAAATGCGAAATGTGTGGCAAAGAAAAAGAAATAAAAAAACAATATTATGAAAATGCAGAACATCATTTTTGTAGTTTAAAATGCCGTTCTAAGTATCGTTCTTTATATGAAAGTGGGATTAATTCAAAATCATTTAAAAGAATAAAAATAAATTGTGAAATATGTGGTAAAGAAGTATTTATTCCAGAAAGACAATATAAAACTCAAAAACATCATTACTGTTCAAAAGAATGCAGTAATAAAGGTTGGACTATTAATTATTCTGGTAAAAATAACCCTTTATATGGTACTAAAAGACCAGAAATGACCAGAGAAAACAATCCAAGTTGGAATCCTAATTTAACTGACGAAGAAAGAGAATACAAAAGGTTAGAAGAAGGATTAAAGAAATGGAAAGAAAATGTAATGATAAGAGATAATTATACTTGCCAAGTAACTGGAAAACGAGGCGGAAATTTAAATTGTCACCATTTAAACTCTTATCATTGGGATAAAGAACATAGAACTGATATCAATAACGGAATAACAATATCAGAAGAAATACACAAATTATTTCATAAAACATATGGATATAAAAATAACACCAAAGAACAGTTTGAAGAATTTAAACAAAGATATATCAATAAAGAATTTAAAGAAGCTATTTAAGGCTTCTTTTATTTATATGCTAATCAGAGGTGAAGGCTAGTTTTAAAAGACTAGTCAGCCACAGAGCATACAAGGTGAACCTAGTAATAGAATATAATCCTTGCACGAGGTCGCAACAACTTACCAAGTAAAGTTGAAGTTGAAAAGATATGCCCATCTTACGAGAAATCGTAAGGAGTAATAGGATAAAAAGCCTATGAAATAAGAATATGAATTTATAGTAGAAAATCAAAAGGAAGTACTACTGGTTCTTTAGGATTCTACGGAATGCCAAAAGAAGTTTACACAACATTATTTGGTTCTAAAGAAAACACTGAAGGTGCTATTCTTTACGGAATGAAGGACCAAAAACCACTAGTTGCTTTGATAGTTGAATTTACAGCAGTTAATCCGGATACTAATATAGAAGAAGATGGATATATAATATTCCCTAAAGTAAGTTTCGGAGAACTTTCTGAAGATGCTGCGACTAAGGATGCAGATGGTAACGAATCAATCAATGCTAAGACATTGAACTTTACAGCGACCGCTTTAGATAATGCTAATAGAACTTATAAATTAAAAGGATTTGGAACAACTCCAACTCAAATAACAGCAACAATGTTTGATCCAAAATCATCATTATAATTACTAATTGGCTAGGTGAAATTCCTAGCCTTTTTTTTATAGGTGAAAATATGTTATTAACAGATAAAAATGCAATTATTATTAATATAAATGATAAACCAATAGAAATAGTGGTTAATTTTAAGGCGTTAGAAAACTTGTATCATTGTGTAATAGATAAAGATATAATGAAAATACTCAAAATTGAAGCCACAAACCCGTTTGAGATACTTGAAAAAATAGACGATATAGATTATATGTCAGTTCTATTGTACGCTATGTGCAACGGAGAAACAGAAATAGAAGTTATTAAAGAAGCTTTAAATTCTATAAACGAATACGAAGAATTAACTTTATTAATAAAACAATCAATATATACTCAATTAAAAACTAATGATAAGTCTAATACAGAAGAAATAGAAAAGAAAAAGAGTGATTTAGAATTGTTTGAAGAATATTTTAATTATTTTTACGTATTAACTACTACAGTAATGAAGTATTCAATAGAAGAGTTTTACAACTTCACTCCATCTAAATTAAAAGAAATATCAAATATATATAGAGAAGAAAACAAAGGCATAATAATAAGCGCCTATATAGATATAATGAAAGCTCAAAATGGTAGTAAGGAAAATACTAAAACAGAAAATTCAGAGGTTAGAAAAGTAAAAGATGCTAATGAGTTTTTTGATTTAATATAAGGAGGTACAAAATGTCGAATAATGGTGTAATTTCGTTGTCTTATGTTGTAAACAATTCCGAATTTAATAGTAAAATGGCTGATATGAAAAAGAATTTACAACTATTGCAAACTGAATGCAAAAACGCGGCGAAAGAAATAAATCTCTATGGTGCTAATACTCAAAATCTCGCTAAAAAACAAGATACTATTAATCAAGCCATTAAGCAAACTGAAAAGATAATGGCTCAATATAATCAACAATTAGAGAAAAACAAAACAGCTTTATCTAGCAACCAATCAGAATTAACTAAATTAGCTTCAAAAAAGAAAGAACTTACAAAACAATACAAAAATGCTGTTAAAACATACGGTGAAGAATCACAAGAAGCACAAAAACTTAAAGGAGAATTAAGTCAGGTTAGTTCAGAATACGATAAAATGAAAGGTAAAGTTGAAACTAATAAAAATAATATTCAAAATTACACAGCGCAACTTGAAAGGCAAAGGAGTACTTTACTTGACTTGCAAACTCAATTAAAGCAAACTAATGAAGAAATAGAAAGACAAGGGAATAAATTCCTACAAGCTAGTGAAAAATTTGCATCAGCAGGAAAAGCTCTAGAAAATGCTGGTGGTAAAATAAGTGAATTAGGTGATCAGGTTCAAAAAGCCGGAGCAGTTATAGTTACAGCATCTACTGCAATGGCAACACTAGCAGCAAATTATGAGTCAGGATTAGCAAAGGTTAATACACTAGTAGGAGCGTCTGAAAAAGAAATGCAAGCTTACGGTGAAACAGTTTTACAAATGTCTAATAATACGGGAATAGCAGTTGGAGATGCCACAGATGCTTTATATGATGCTATAAGTGCTGGTGTAAGCTATGGTGATTCTGTTCAATATATAAATGATGTTAATAAACTAGCAGTCGGAGGATTTACAGACATTACTAATGCTTCAAATCTTATGACTCAAATTTTTAATATATACGGTAAAACTACAGCAGATGTAACTGATATATCAAATAAGTTATTCTTAGTTCAAAAAAATGGTGTAACTACAGTAGCACAATTAGCAACAAATATGGGTGAAGCTATGACAATGGGTGCTTCTTATAATGTATCACTTGAAAATATACTGTCTTCTTATGCTTCGTTAACTAAACAAGGTAGAACTGCAGCAACAGCTCAGACTCAATTAAAGGCTAAATCATTGGTCGCTTAATTAGAAATAATTAAGGCAAATCGGGCAATGTCGGTAGAGACTAAGTAAAACAATTATTTTATATGCCAATACCGAGATAACTATTAAGCTTAAAAGCTTATAGTATCGTAACGCGTAGCAAGTGAAACTCTATAAGAGAATATAATCTTGCCAAGAGTGTCCGATACCTAAACGTAAAGTCGTAGGTAAAAATGTACGCTGACCTAACCACGAATTGACGTGGTGTAATGGGGGAAACTCCTAGAACTATAGGATAAAAAGCCTATAGGATAACAAAGTGATGATACAAGAATTGGGAGATACTGGCTCTAATGTAGGTAAAATCTTGCAAGAAAAAACCGGTAAGTCCTTTACCACATTAATGAAAGAAGGAAATAGCTTATACGATGCTCTTAAAATGGTTAAAGATTCTTGTCAAGGTAATGAAGATGCTTTCAATAACTTGTGGAGTTCTACTGAAGCAGGATTATCAGCGATGTCATTATTATCTAATGAGGGAGAATTTTTTAATCAAACATTAGAAGATATGGCTAATAGTGCAGGATTAACAGATGAAGCTTTTAACACAATAGCAGATACAACAGAATATAAAATGAAAAAGTCACTAAACGAACTAAAAAATTCATTTACTAAATTAGGACAAAGCTTATTACCATTTGTAGATAAAGCATCAACAGGAATAGAAAAACTTTCTAAAATAATAGGCAATTTAAGTCCAGAAGTAGTAACAGCAGTAGCAAAGTTTGGATTATTAGCAGTAGCTTTCGGAACAGGATTAAAGATAGTAGGATCATTTACAACAGTATTAGGAAAAGGAGCAACAGCACTATCAACTTTCTTTAAAATAATAGCAAATACAAAAGCAACAGGAAGTTTTATAAAAGCAATATCAAGCTCTGGGACTGCTGTTGGTGGTTTAGTTCAAAGCGTTAGTTCAGCCGCAGGTGCTATAGGAAGTTTAGGGGCTGCAGGTGCAATAGGTGGTGCGATTGTAGCAGTAGGTGCATTAGGAGTAGCTTTCATGAAATTACAAGATAATTTAAATAGAAATACTTCAGAATTTAAAAGAGCAGCTGATAGCTTTGATGATTTTTCCGGAAGAGTTAGAACTAATAAAAATCTATTTACAGAAATATTTGGAGAAGAAATAGAAATAAAATTTTCAGATAATTTTGAAGAAGAAGTTGGAAAAGCTAAAGATGCAATACAAAGTCTTCAAGATAAATGGGATGAATATTATAATAATGTTAATGGAATGAGTGAAGAACAGAAAACAAAAGATTTACAAGCTTTAGAAAGCCAAATGATAGCAGATCAAAGAATGTTAAAAGAAAAACTCAGTGGAAATTTAGAATTGTTTGGTGATTATCTAAGAAAAAATACTGATATGACTGAATTAGAAATAGGAAATCAACAAGGATATTACACAGAATTTTTTGACCAAAAACTTAAAGATTATCAAGATAATGAGAACGCTATATTTGAAATAAAAAGAAATGCTATAAATGAAGGGCGAGAACTTAGTGCCTTGGAATTACAACAAATAGATGAACTAGAACAAAGAAATGCTGAAATAGTAGCTGCACTAAGTGGAAATACTGAAGATATAATGACTTCGTTTAAAGCATGGTACGAAAGCCAAAGAGTTATTATAGAAGCTGATAAAGCCCAAAAAGAAGCGTATTCTAATAGTGTTATAGGTGCTTACCAAAAACTTACTCAAAGTATTCATGATAGTTTTGCACAACAAGAAATTGATATACTAAATAATAAAAACTTAACAGCAGAACAAAAACAAATTGCTATAGATGCTTTACATCAAAGAGAACAAGCAGAAACAGATTTTACTGAAACATTTGGAGGGCTAATGAACGAGCAAATTCAATTAGGTAAAAGCAACGCAGACGCTAGTTACAGTTCTATGCAAAAGATATGTGAAGGATTAAACAATGGAGCAATCGATGTTGAAAAATATGGAATGACTGCAAGTGAATATATGGCAATGGCTATAGGGAAAATGATTGAAGGTGGAGCAAGTGCTGACGACTTGGCTGCTGCTATAAAGGCTATCCCTGAGAATAAAAGAGCTGATGTTTTATCAAAAGTATCTGGAAAAGTTGAAACAGAAGAATTAAAAAGAGTCATAGATAGTTTAACAGATAAAACAGTTACAGTAACAACTAATTATATAGCTAAATATAATAATCAAGGTCCAGGTCCTACCATGTATGAAACTGGAGGATCAGTAAACGAAGCTGGAATTTATAATACGCAAGAAGCTGGGCTAGAATTAATTGATACAATGTCTCCAACTCAATCAGCTTATTCACTTGCTAACGTAGCAAGAGGAGAATTGACTTATATTCCTGCTAATAGTAAGGTAACTAACGCTGCTATGACCACTCTTAAAATGAAATCAATGATTGATGAAGAAATGAAATCTATGGTTAATTTATATATGGCTGAATTTAAAAAAGAACTATTAACTATTATGAAAGGCAATAGTGGTAACGGCGATTTTAATGTTACTATGAATAATCCAAACTTTGTAGATAAAGGATCTGAAAATGCTAATATAAATAATATAAAGAGAATAATAAAGAGTATGAAATAGGAGGGCAATATGATTTATAATAAAATAACTATCGGTGGATTAGAAATATTGGGCAATGAATCTTGCCCTTACTACTCTAACCTTTATAATTTTTTATTTGACGGAACAAACACTAATAATGATTCAAGCCTTTATAGTGACGGAGATTATGCAGGAACCTCAAAAAGAAATGCTAAGACTTTTACCTTAGTCACAATGGTTAAAAAAGAAAACAATGTTAAAGCAGCATTGCAGTTAAGTTATATATTAAATAAAAAAGAAGAAATAGAACTTATTGCAGATATAGAAAATCTAGGTGAAGTAAGTTGCAAAGTTAAAACGGAGTCTATAACTACAGATGATTTTGATACTATAACAGCAACTTTAAAAATGTGTGATCCTAATATTTACACTAAAAACTATAAAGAATTAGAATTAAAAAGGATAGTAGAGGGTGGTTGGTTATTCCCTACTTCTTCATTTACATTGCCAAACGAATGGACTTTTACTGAAACTGTATTAGGTAACAATGGCGAATGTGTTAACGATGGATTTGCAACAGTTTATCCAGAACTTACTATAATGGGGGATGCTAAAGATATAAAAATTAAAAATGAAACTACTAATGAGCAATTAAATTTAAATATCGAAATAACATCAGATAAAGAACTATATGTTGATTGTAGACCTTCTTCGAGGTGTGTTAAATATAATGATAGCAATATGATATCTTATAAGAGTGGAGATTATATAAGTTTAATATCTGGATCAAATGTAATAAGTGTGGAATATGATGGAACTTGTTCTGTATTGTTGAGGTGGAAAGAAGCATGGGTATAAAATATTATATAAGATTATATACTAGACATCATGTATTAATAGATGAATTGTATATATTTGGGAATGTTAAATATACCAAAACACTTAATGGCATAGGGAATATGGAATTTACAATGCCTATTAGATATTTAAAAGAAAAAAATATTGAATTAGCATTAGGTCAACACATAGAATTATATTTAATAGAAAATAATGAAGAAGATTTATTGTGGTATGGAGTTGTTAATTCACCAGTACCAAGTGGACCAGATATTCAATGCACTTGTTTGGGATATGCTTGTTTATTGCAAAATAGAAATTTCACTTATATAGATATTGATTCTGAAAATGAATGGAAAAAAACATATTACAATAAACAATATGGTAATTTAATACAAGAATTAATAAGAGAAATAAATGATATTTATGATACTGGAATTAAGATAGGGACTATTCAGCCGACTACCCAAAGGACAGATAGAATTATTAACTGGGATGATGATCTATACGATAAAATACAAGAATTTATAGAAGAAAGTAACTGTTATTTTTTAATCGATAAAGATAGGTTCTTTAATTTTTATACTAATTATGGAAAAGATAAATCAGAATATTACGAAATAAACGATTATAATATTATAGGTCAATGGGATTATACAATAGATGAAACACAAATATTTAATTTTATTCATGCTAGAACAGTTTATACCGAAAGCGGCGAAAACGGTGATCAGGTTACAACCATTTTAAAAAGTGATTTTAAAGATGATGAATCAATTAAAATGTATGGAATGAGAGAGATGCCGTTAACAGTAAATGAAATTAAATTACAAGAAACATTAGATGAACAATGCAAAGATGCACTAGCAATGTATAAGGACCCACTAGTAACCTGTAATGTTGAAATAGGCATATGTGATTCATTTAATATATTTGATATAGAGCCAGGAGATACAATAAAGCTTAATACTGAAAAGTATAATTTAAATATAAAGATAAGAGTATTAGAATATACAGTAGATTTAACTAAAAATACTGTTAATATATCTTTAGGGAATGCAATATTTAGAGATATAAAACCAAATATATATAGATATAGTTAAAGGGTTGGATAAATTCCAGCCCTTATTTTTTTTCTTCAATTTTAATTAGATCCCCTACTGAACATTCAAAATAATTGCAAAGTTTATCTATATCGCTTTTATTAATATTGTTAAAAGTATTGTTGTAGTATCTGCTTATTGTTGCTGCACTTATTCCAGTATCTTTAGATAATTTAGTCTGATTTACATTTTTATAAAACATCAATGTTCTTAAATCAAGTTTCATATTATCACCTCCTTATATATATTATATAAAATAGAAACAAAAAAGACAATAAAAAATTAAAATTGAAATTTAAGAAAAAAAATTTCTAAAATAGGTTGACAAATACAAATGATAAGAATATAATATAATCATAAGGTAAGTAAATGAAGGAGAGATAAATATGAGAATTGAAAATTTAGTAAAGGAATTTAACAAAACTACAGTAGAAGATGTATACGGAGCAATGAATGATATAGAAGATATAAAAGAAGCATTTGGATTAGACATCAGTATTCAAGAAAAAACACAATATTTCCAATTAGAAGATGGAAGATATATCACATTTGATTTTGAATTTAAAACTAACAGTACTTGGATCTACATTGATTTATACGAAGCTGATGAATATGAACCATATATCGAAGAAGAAATCGAAGAAGAAGTTAACTATGAACTAGAAGATGGTGAAGAAGAATAATAAAAGGGGAGAAACCCCCTTGAAAAATTCAAAATAAAGGAGGCGATTAAATGAAAGTTGGATATAGAAAGCCTAAATAATATAATTTAGAATGGCATTTTAAATATTAATTTTATAAAATTTAAATATAAAGGAGATTGAGAATTATGAAAAAAGCATTAATCAGTTTATTATTAGGAATTACTTTAGTAGGAGGCTTAGTTGGTTGCGGAAGCAAACCAGTTGTAGAACCAGTTACAGAACAAACACAAGAAGAAAAAGTAGAAGAAAATAAATTAACAAAAGAAGATAATAATATTCAAGAAAATAAAGAAGAAGTGTTAGATGGAACTATTGAGAATATAATTCATAGACCAAATGGAGATTATTCATTAAAATTTAGCGCTGAAATAATAAATAACAGAGATTATGGGAATGTATTAAAAATATCTTATGATGTAAAAAATATATCTTTTACAGGTGAATATAAAGATGAATATGGGAATATTGTAACAACTCCTTGCTGCCATGTAGATATAATAGATGATACTGCGTTTAGAATAATAGATAATAGCGGGAATGTTTTAAATTATTGCGGTATTGGGTATGAAAATGAAATAATAGTTGCAGAAGATGTATACCAAGGAACTACCGGTCATTTTGCACATACATTTTTTATAAACGAAAATATAGACATGAGCAATATAACTATTTTATTTATACCAACCATGACCAAGTTTAATGTTACTGTAAATCAATAATAAAATCCTATTTTAACCCTATTAAATGAAATTAAAATGTTATATAATAGTATTATATATAAAAGAGAACTTCGGTTCTCTTTTTTTATCTCAATTAAAAGGTGGTGAGAATATGTCTATAAAAGGTATATATGTTGCTGACGGAACTACCAAATATACTTCCGCTGATGTTAAGCTTGTTAATGGTAAAATAGTAGGTGGAAAGATAATATATGGTGATACTAATTTAAAAGTAGAAGCACAATCAAGTCCTAATATGTCAGTAAAGGTTTCGGCCGGAGTATGTTCTATTAATGGAGTATTTTTACAAAATGATTCTAGTTATACAGTTACCATTACTAGTAACAGTTCGAGTTATTCTAGAAAAGATGCAATAGTAGCATATATAAGCGGTACTACTTTCCAGATAAAAGCAGTACAAGGGACACCAAGTGCATCTCCTATAGCACCAACGGTAAATTCATCTAGTTATATTAAATTAGCAGAAATAACAGTTGGAGTAGGAGTATCTTCTATACAAAGTACTGCTGTTAAAGATTGCAGGACAGAAAACAATCAATCTATAATGAGTTCTTTAAGTGAAGTAGTTGCTGGTTTATATAATTATAGAGTGGATTATAGTAGTGGATCAGCTGATAGAGGATATAGGAAACATGCCGACGGGTTTACTTATGCATGGGACTCTGGTATTCAAAACATAGTTGGAAATGCATTAAGTATAAATGTAACTTTACCATATACATTTAAAAATACAGCTAGTTGCAGAGTAACAGCACGTTTCAAAGATTCTAATTCAATACCACACGTCCTTGCTTGTAATTTTATAAATGGTCAAACAGTAATGATATATAAACCAGCTTCTTCGACTCCAGCATTAGCAAACGGAAATGGTTCATGGTATATACAAGTGGAGGGATTCTAATGATTACTAATTATTATGATGGTTCATTAGAAAAAGATGAAACAAAACAATATAAATTAATTAGAAAAGTATCAGATAATGGTACTCTTTTTTTATATTATAAAACAATTGAAATTGATAAAGAAAAAGAAGATATAAAAAATAGAATAAAAGAACTAGAAGATATAGCAGAAAATCTTACACTTACATTATTAGATTTGATTCCAGAAGGAGAGGAGGGTGTATAATGTTTGAATTACTTTTAGATATGTATTTAAGTGGTAAAATAAGCGAAAGTTATTTAAGAAAAGCTGTAAAAGTAAAATGGATAACAAAAGAAGAAATGGAACAAATAAAGCTAGCGAAAGTAGAAGCTGATAAAATTAATAATTAATAAAAGTTGGTGTATATATGGGTGACGAGAAAAAAAGAGAGGTGGAAATTAAAGATAACGAATACGTCACAATCCCTTATTCTTTATTTAATAAAATGTTAGAAGAACAAAATAAAATGACTAAAAGATTTTGCAAAACTATTATTATTACAACGGCAATATTAATGTTGCCTATTGTGATATGGGCAATTGGGTATTTTCTTTTATATAACTGAAGGGGTGATAGAATGAGTAAAATAATAGAAGCAATCAAAAAAGCATTCTACTTTGCATTAGATAAAATTACTGGGAATAGAAAAGAGAATAAATAATGGATCAACAAGAATATATTAATAGTCAATTTGATGAGAGGCTAGATAAATTAGAGAATAAGGTTGATGATTTAAAAAGAGAAGTAACAGAATTAAAAGTTGATAGTGCTAAGCAAACTATTATACTTGAAAAAATAGAAAATAACGTTAATCAAAATAATAACAAAATGCTAGCAACTCAAAATAAAATATTTTGGGGTATAATAGGGACTATAGGATCATTAGTATTAGCTTTTATACAACAATTAATAAAATTATAGAAAGGAATGATATAATTGAAACCAATTACTAAAAAGCAAACTATTTTAAAAGCAATAGGTGAAGCAGATGTTTCTAAATTACCAAAGCCTAGCACAAAGTTAGAAACTTATCTTTATATAGTTTGTAAAGGGAATGGTAAAATACCAGAGCCTACTACAAGAGAAGAAGTATATTTAGCTTATTGGGCAGCCCAAAATGGTGGTACTGGATATTCTAAATCAGCATTACCAAAACCAGTAACTAGAAAAGAAGTTATATTAAATGCTTTAGCAAAAGGAGAATCAACTTCAATAGAAGCATTTTCAAGATATGAAACTTACTTAAAAGTAGCAGCTAATGGTGGAAATGGTAAATATCCAGCTCCACAAACAGTAGAAGAATATTATTTATTGTTCTTTGCTCAAAATATGAAGGATGATAATACTTACGGAGATATAGTATTAGATAAAACTTCTATTACAATAAATGAAAATGCTACAGCTACTTTACAAGTTAAATTAGCCAAAGCACCTACTGCAAATCAAACAGTAACAATTAAAACATCTAACGGTAATGCAACAGTAAATAAAACTTCATTATCATTTACAACTTCAAATTACAATACTTATCAATCTATTACAATCACAGGAACTCACTTAGCAGGTAATTTTAATAATAATAATTGTGTTTTAACATTCTCTAGTAAGAAAGTAGCAGATAAAACTATTACAGTAACAGTTAATAATATAGATGCAGATACAACACCATATATGTACTATGGTAGATTAAGTTTCCAAGATGTAGGTGGTAAAGTTATCCAATACAATCAAATTACAGAAGCTATGATAAAAAAAGGTGTTACTGATGGTAAATTAACTAAAGAAACTCCTAAAACTAAGGGTAAGACTTCTATGGGCGCAATTGACGAAACTGCTGAAATGGATTATATAATTATGGTTGTTCCAGCGTCTAAAAATTATAAAGTTACTAAAGATAATGGTATCGGTGGTAAGGTTATATTTGATGAAGAAACTGCAGGTGCAAATGGTATAGATATTACAATAAACAATGTAGCTTGTAAACTTTATGGTGAAATATTATTAGCACCCGGCGAAATGTTCTTATATGTAGATTAGGAGGGATAAAATGGCAACGGATTTTACTTATGGTAAAAAACAAATTTTATCAAGTGGACCTTTTAGACCAAGTGGAAAAGATATGCCTAATGATGCAAGAACTAGAGTTGAAGTTTTTGCAGATATAGCATTAATTCCTACTCCTTTTGTTGGGATGAAAATAACTGTATTAGTAGATGAAACTAATAATAATAAAATGACAGATTATATAGTTAAGTCCTTAAAAGCGAATTCAGCTGGAATAGCAAACATGCTAATAGATGAGGTAGTTAGATATGTCGATTATTTAGGAGTTTCAGGTGGCAGTTCTGGTGGTGGTTCTGGAGAAGGGTTAACATCAGAACAAATACAACAATTACAAACAGCTTATGAACATAGTCAAAGTAAACATGTGTCTATGGAAGAAGTTAATGAAGCTATTGCTAACGCTCAATTAGGTGGAGGAGAAGTTGATTTATCAGCTTATGCTACTAAAACTTATGCAAATAATGCAATTAGCACAGCTTTAGATGGTCACACTTTTAAATTTTTAACACAATCAGAATATGATGTTTTAGAAACTAAGGATCCATTAGTAGTATATTATATTACTGATGCTACTAGTTCAGAAACAATAGATACAACTTCTTTTGCAACTGATTTATCATTAACTGGTTCAAATTTACAATTAAAAAACACCCAAGGTAATTTAATAGGAAATGCTATCACTTTACCATCTACTTCTGGAGGTACTTCAGAAACTGTAACAGTTGTAAGAGATATATACGCAAATAATGAAATGCCTAAAATGTATGTAACTTCTGATAGATTAGGTAGTTTAGCAATGAAAGCTGATGGTACAGCAGATTGTGAAGTGGAAATAAGATTTAATAGACAAATAATAAAATGTTATGCTACTGGTGCTGTACAAGGTACTTCAAGTGAATCACTACCTGCTAAAAATTACACTTTTAAATTTTATTCAGATGCATCACATTCTACTAAAAACAAAATAGATGTAGGTTGGGGAAAACAAAGTAAATATTGTTTCAAGAAAAATTACGTAGATTCAACTCACACAAGAAATTTATCAGGAGCAAGAATTGCGTTTGATATGGTTAATAGCAGACCTGAAAGCGATTTTAAGACTAATTTATTAATAGCTCCTAGAAATGGTGCTGTTGACGGCTTCCCTTGTATAATGTATCTTAATGGAGATTTCTGGGGATTATATACTTGGAATATTCCTAAAGATGCTTGGATGTTTAATATGAAAGACGATAATCCAAATCACATGGTTTTATGTGCAGAATTCAATAATAACGGTAATATGAGTGTAACTAATACATGTCAATTCAGAGCATTATGGGGTGGAGAAGGTGATGCAAATTGGAGTATAGAAGCAGGAACATATTCAGAAGCGCTTAAAACAAGCTTTAATAATGCTATAAATTTTGTTATGACTGCTTCCGACGAAGATTTTAAAGCAAATATTTCAAACTATTTTGATTTATACAGTTTATTGGATTATTATTGTTTCTCTTATCTTGTATACCATTATGATGGATTAGGTAAAAATATGTTAATGGCAACTTATGATGGTGTTCATTGGGGCGCTTGTTTATACGATATGGATAGTATATACGGTGTTAGTTTTAACGGGAAAGAATTTTTAGAATATAATAAATTATGCCCTGAAGATTATCAAGAAAATAATTCGTTATTATGGCAAAGAATTGAAACTTGTTTCGCACAAGAATTATATGATAGATATGTTGAATTAAGAAAGGGCGCTTTGTCACTTGGTAATATTATAGAACACGTAGAAGAAATTTACGATTTGATACCAGATAGAGCTTTCAAAGAAGATTGGAATAAATGGAGTGGAATTCCATCACAACAAACTAATACTTTAACTAGATTTAGAACATTTATGAAAAATAGAGCTGCTTATGTTGATTCAGAGTTTGAAGCATTTGATACAACACCAAAGCCAGTTAGTGGTGTTATTTTAGATCAATATGTAGTAACTACAAATCAAAATTCACCAATTACATTAACAGCTACTGTTAAGCCTAACACAGCTATAAATAAAAATGTTGTTTGGAGTTGTGATGATGAAACAGTTGAGTTAACTCCTAGTGGTTTAACTTGTGAAGTTAATTGCCCTAATTTAGGAACTCCAAAAGTAACCGTAACTACTGAAGAAGGCGGATTCTCAGCATCATGTATAATAACTGTTGTAGAAGAAGGAACTGTTGTAACAAATGGATTAGTTAGATATATTGACCTTGCACTTGATGAGGAAACAAAAGCAACAAACCCTACTACTATAAAAGATAAAGTAGATGATTCAATAACATATAACATAAGTGGAACCGATGTATTGTACAACCAAGCTAACATAACAAATGATGGTGTTGGTTGGAAGAAATCAGGACTTAGAGGTAAACAATATGATTCTGGCAAAATAGGTATTGATGTTTTCCAATATCAAATGCCTGAACAATTTACTATTGAATGTTGTCAATCATTTAATAATGTTACTGTTCTCCTTAAAATACTTTCAATCAGAAACAGTTTTAACGATATGTTATTCCAAATAAACACTAATGCTGGTAAAATACAAATCCAAAACGGTGCAAAAACTATTGGTGATACTTATACTTTTGAATCTGACAAATTGTATCATATTGCTATTACTTATGATGGTATAACCGCAAGACTTCTAATTAATGGTGTTGAAGTTATAGCGCCACAAGCATATACAAAAGCAGGAGATAGCACAACATTCTATGTAAGACCTTTCGGAATTTCAGATGGTGCAAACGTTGAAGGAACTGTAGAAGGTTTAATGTGTTATTTCAAGATATATAATAGAGTATTAAATGATAATGAATTAGCTGCTAATTACGCAATTGAATCAGCTAATAGAGTTATGGATAAATAAAAATAATAAAGGTGGATTTTTATTCACCTTTATTGTTTATCTTGTGAATGCTATTTTTACAAGGAGGAAATAAATTGATAAATATATTTAAAAATAATAGAAAAATTAAGATAGTTTATAGAAATAATGCTGTAAAAATTATTATACCAGATTTAATAAATGATGAAGATAATCCTATTAAACCACCTTCACCATCTGAAAAAGAAATTTTAATTCCGTTAGTAATGAATATTTCTGAAATTAATTGTTTACTTGAGGAAGCTTCAAATATTAGCGTTCAAGCATATAACATCCCTAATGATAATAATTCTGAAATAAATTATTTTTCCAGTGATGATTCTATAGCATCTGTAGATAATAGCGGAAATATTTCTATATATAATACTGGTGAATGTTATATTTACGCTCAAAATTCTAATAATGCTAAAACTTATTGTAAACTTATTATAAAAGAAAATAATCCAACACAAAATATTGAAATATTAAATAATAATTTGGTATTTAATTATAATAAATCACAATCGATAGATTACAATGTAACCCCTATTAATTCTACAGATTCTATTATTTTTTCATCTAGCAACGATCAGGTAGCTACAGTTGATGAAAATGGGAATGTTAATCCAGTTGCTAATGGAAATTGTTATATTAATATAATATCCGGAAGTATATCAGCAACTATATCTGTAACTGTTAATTTTATAGAAACTTTAGATGTAGAATCACAAATATTACAATTGAATTCACTGTCACATAGATTTTCAGGAAGGCAAGAAACTGATCTATATAGTACTAATAAAAATTTAATAGATTGTGTTACAAAAAATATTTATACTGATGTTATTAATGGAATAGGCTGTTTAGGAAAAGACGGTTGGATGGGACGAGGTATAAAATTAAATAAAGGAAATTACGTTAAAGATAGTGCTGGTAATTACGCATATGGTTATTTTGATTTTGGAAATCAATTGAATGATATAGATTTATACAGTGATTATACTTTAAATATTAACTATCGCCAATTGGAAAAAACAAGAGATATAACTAGCGGAAATGGTGGAAAAGTTCTTTTCCATTTGTCAAACGCTGGGAATAACTGGTGTTCTTTAAGAATAGAAGTTAACACTATATATTTTTCTTTTGGAGGCGTCGATGGAAGTACAAATAATGTGTATTCTACAGTTATTCCAAATTATGATTATACTACCGAAAATAACGATTGTTACTTAACGATTTCATTTAAAAAACAAGATTCATTAACTTCTGATGGATTTAGAGTTTATGATGCATTTATAAATTATAATGGTAATATAGTAGAAATAAATAATATGATAAATAAAGATACTATTCACGAAACTTGTTTTGTTAATTATTTTGGAATATCTAGATCGCCTTTTGATGCAGTTTCAAGTGCATATCTTCATTCTGAAATTATGTTATATGATATGAATATATTTACTTCTGCATTAGCACAAGCTGAAGTACAATCCCTTCACGATACAGAGTATTCATATATAGAAAGCATTTTAAAAGCAACAGATTTTACAGTATATCCAAATAATATAAACATTAAAAAGGGAGATATATTTAAAATTAATATAAATGTATTACCAAATACTTCAGATTCAAAAAAAATTTTATTTACTTCAAGTAATGATAATATTGCTAAAATAGATGGAAACGGGAATATATATGGAATTTCAGAAGGAAATTGTATTATTACTTTAAAATTAATTAGAGAAAATATAATTAAAACTATACCAGTACAAGTTTCTAATTTAGGTCGTATAACTCCATTTGTAAAAACAATAAATACAGATGAAAGTGTTACTACTAAATTGTTTAATCAAAATTATCAACCATTATACGCTAGTAATTTAGCTCGTCCTACTACAATGTGGGCTAAAAAAGGTTTATATAATAACAATCAATACATTGTATTTGAAGCTGATACTTTACCTTATTGTTTTAATTTTCCACTAGAAAACGCATCAACCACAGATCATGTTTTATTAGATGGTTTTACTACAATCAAAAGATCACAATTAGACTCATTTGAAGGTAGAGCAATAGTTGCATATTCTAAATACAATTTAAATTATATGAATATAAAAGTTCCGGTTACTGATTTATCCGATACTACTCCTGAGGCTTTTCAAGCATATTTAAATGAAAATAATTTTAATATTACTTTTAAATTATTAACTAATGATGAATATACTTTTAAAACTATTATTGATGGAAATAAAGATATTTCAATTATATATGACGATAATACTAAAATAGATGATTATATTCAATTTAAAATAAAAGTAAACGGATTTATATCAGAATATGATATAAAAGCTGGAAGAAATTTATTTTTAGCAAATTATGAATATAACGATTTTTCTAGTAAATTGCCTAGAAAAGAATGGTATTGTTGGTATGATAAAGAAGAATTATATATAAAAATAAAAATACCTGAAAGCGAATTAATAACTAATGATTTATCTGGAATTAAAGAATATTTAAACCAAAATAATTTAATTATATATAGTAATATTCACGATAAAACTATAGATATGACTAGTTTAACTTTAAGTCAAAATAGTATAAAAACAAATATGGGTAATGCTATAAAATTAAAAACTTATTTCGAACCAAGCAATGCATCTCATAATAATGAAATGGATTGGACTAGTTCAGATGAAAATATAGCTATTGTAGTTGACGGTTTAGTAGTTCCAAAATCTCCCGGTGAATGTGTAATTACTGTGTATTCTAGAAATAGTAAAATGCGTGATTCATGTAACATTGTAATATTCCCTTGTTCTAAACTCAACGTTGTAGAAACTATGAAAAAAAATACAACTTTAAAAGAAGGGGATATTTATACAACAAATGGTTATTATTATGATGATGATGGTGGAGCTGCTAGTTATGAAATAGTTAGTTACGATAATTGGTTTTCTAGTTTACCAGATGATATTAAATTAGTAGAATATAAAGACAGAGTATTCGAAAAGAATCCGGTTGACGGATACGGAAATCATGTATTAGATAATGGATTAGTTGCTAAATTAATTATTAAAAATGATACTACTTATGCAGAACAATGGGGAGCTAATGAATTCCTTGATAATAACGCAAAACAAATTCAAGCTATGTTTATTTATAATAGATATAATAAAAGTATAAAATTTAAAAAAGATTCTGTTTATTTAATACGTAATGATAAATTTAATAAAAAAGGATATGAATGGAATGAATATTCTTCTTTAACTTGTTGTCTTAATACTAAATATTTAAATATTGGAAATTGTAATAATATGGTAATAGATTTTAACAATAGTACAATAAAAATAAATGATGTTGCTTTTGATGGACAAGGATATATAGGAATTTCAGGTAATGTAAATAATTTAGAAATAAAAAATATGATATTTGATGGAAATGCATTTAATATAACTGAAACAACAATGTCTGTTCCTACTTATCACGCTATTATAATAAGAGGAAATGGAATGAGGCAAACAGGAAATTATGAAACAATGGCTAAAGAAATTGGACTTGTTTTAGATAACACTCAAAATGAAGCTACATTTAATAATATAAAAATTCATGATAATATATTTAAAAATCTAGGTACAGCAGTATCATTAGCTCAATCTACTGGAGCTGATAATGGTGGAGACGCTATATTAATGATGCAAATGGATAAATGTGATAATATTTATATTACAAATAATACTGTAACTAACTGGGGCAGATGGTTTGTCGCGATAGATTTACCTGCAAATGGAAAATTATACACTAATGTAAATATTAATGATAATATATGCATTCAAGATGAAAATAATTCATTTGTAACTTCTAATGGAGATAGAAGATTTAGAGGTATGGGATGGATAGATTTTGAAACTACTGGATATTTTAAAGATTTACATGTAGAAGGGAATAGAGTTTATGGATTAGCATATTTTGCATTTAATGGTGGAGGACAAGTAAACGAAAATATATATATTAGAAATAATTATATAGAAAGAGCAACAAACAGATCATATTTAAGAGGAGCTTTAGATTTAGGTTGGAACTTCTATTCAGTTAGAACAAAAAATATTACTGTTGAAGGAAATACATTTATAAATTCATCTCCTGGTAAGTTAGGAGTAAGTTTTTTAGGAAATAATATATTTAGAAATAATAATGGCGGCGGTTCATCTACGTCATTGCTATCTCTTGACGGAAATATATTATTTGAAAATAATACTGATTTTGGATTAATAACAGCAATAAATTTAGGAGGTAAATGTGGTCTTGATTATTTTGAAGTTACTAGTCCAGATTGGGGCGTTACATCAGTTCATCAAGATAGATATTTAATATTTAGAAATAATACTAATTTATCATTTTCAGATGGAAATAACCAAACTCTATATTTACATGATACTAGTGGAAATAATAAATATAATGATTTGCATTTTGTTTTTGAAAATAATTCTATTGATACAATAAGAGTTGGTAATTTTGATAATGTAGATTTTGATATTGATCTTGAAACAAATACATTTAATAATTCGGGTTCATCTTGGATAAAAAATTTAGCAAGACCAGATTCTTATAAAGAACCATATCTTTGTTTATATACTAAAGTAGGTCAAGTTATAGCTGAAAATACTACATTGCAAAATTTCAATCCAAATACTAGCGTTCCTACAGTTTATTATTATTATTATGATAATCTTGGATTGGATCAAACAACATGGGAAGTTACTTGTAGAAAATCATTCAGGGCATTATATGATTTAGGGTATAGACAAATTATTTGTGAAGAAGAAGGATATCTACCAAATGTTGGAGATGATGCTTTGCTTAGTTTTAATTATTTAAAAGGAAAATCTGTGAATCTCGGTAGTATTGTAATATGTAATTCTACAAGAAAGGTTTATATGGTTATAGGCGGCGGAGTATTAGGAACTGAAGAACCAAGTACAAAATCAACTAATTTTAAATCAGGAAGTGCTACATTAAAATATTTATGTAATTGCGCTAAATTAAAAGCAATTATGCCAGAATAAAAAGTTATAAATAGTATTATTTAAATAAAAATGAGAAATAAGCAATAAAATAAATAGGGTTCTTATATTGAAGTTACCACTTATATCAAAGTATGAAATGGTATATAATAAAGGTGGATTTTTGTTCACCTTTAGTCCCTATTCAAACAATTTTATTTATTGTAAAATATTAATAAGGAAGTGTTGAAAATGAAACAAGCTTTAAAATCAATTTGTGAAAGATTAAATAATAAAGGAACTATAATTTCATTAGCAGCTTTAATAGTTTCTTTAATATGTCAGTTTGGAATAAAAATAGATTCCGAAAAGATTTTAGGAATAGTACAAACAATTTGTAATATACTAATAATTTTAGGTTTATTGAATAATCCTGTGGATAATACAGATGCATATATTCCAGGTGTCAGTGACCAATTAAAAGAAAAAGAAGAAGAATAATAAGAAGGTGGTTAAATGAAAATTTGTGTTAGAGGAGGACACACAGAATTATGTACTGGTGCTTCTGCTTTAATAAACGAATTAACAGAAGATAGAAAAGTTAAAGATTCTGTATGCAAATATTTAAGACAATTAGGGCATACCGTATTAGATGTAACTCCACCAGTTAATTATACCAGTAGCTCTAGTGTTGATCTTGCGTATGGAGTTAATAAAGCTAATAATTATGGTGCTGATTTATTTATATCTATTCATTTTAATAAATGCTATGATTCTTATAGCGGTGCTTTAGGATCAGAATCTTGTGTTTATTCTGAAAATGAATATGGTAAAAGAATAGTAAATGCCTTATCTAGTTTAGGATTTAAGAACAGAGGACAAAAAGTAAGAACAGGACTCTATGAATTATCTCATACTAATATGACTTCAGTAATAGTAGAAACTTGCTTTGTAGAAGCTACAGAAGATGTTGCTTTATACAAAAAGTTAGGTCCAGATGCAATTGGTAAAACAATAGCCGAAGCAATAGTAAACCAAAAGATAGTATCTAATACAACAGTAGAAAATAAAGAGGAAGTGAATAGAAGTATGTATGTATTCTCTAAAAATTGGTATTTATATAAATACCCAGATGTAGCTAATAGTGGATATAAAGATGATCCATATACTCACTATGTGAAATATGGTAAAAAAGAAGGCAGATTACCTTTGCCACCAATTCCAAAAGAATATAATGAAGGTGATTACTTAGAATTAAATCCTGATATAGCTGCAGCAGTAGAAAAGGGTTCTTATTCATCTGGTATCGAGCATTATATCCTTTATGGATGGAATCCAAATGAACATCGTAAAGTAAGTAAATAATTAAAACTCTCGCATTAGCGGGAGTTTATTTTATACAAGGAGGGTAAAAATGAGTTTATATAAACGTATATCTTTAACTATAAATGATTATACTGGAATTATAGCACCAAATATAAAGTTCTATGTTAATGATTGTTTAGATCTTATATTTAATATAAAGTCATGGGATATTAGGAATAAATTATCAACAGATGCAACAGATTCAACTTTAACATTAGAAAATATGACTGCTAATTTATTGGTTGAATCTCCTAATGAAACAGATACTATAGAAGCAACTCAATTAGAAGGTAATGATATAAAATTTAGGCTTGAAAAGAAATTTACCAAAGTCCCAGGAGTGGGGAGAATGCAATTGATGTTAATTGATTCAGACGGTTGTGAAGTAAAAACACCTGAATTTTCATTTGAAATTAGAAGGACTATAAATGAAAGTTTAGATGATAATCCTATTACTTACCAAGCTCATACAACAGAGGACGGGAAAATATTATTGACAGAGGATGGTAAAATAATAATTAATTAGGAGGTAAAAATGGCAGCTGAAATTCAAACTATAAAAGCAAGCCAACTTGCAGAATTAACAGAAGTTACGGATTCAAATTATGTTGTCGTAACAGATGGTGCTACAAGTAAAAAAGTAAAAGCAACCAATCTAAAAGGTAGCAGCCTTACTTCTACTCAAGCACAACAATTAAGCGTTGCTTATGTTCATAGCCAAACAGCTCACGTGCAATCAAGTGATATCCCTACAAAGACTAGTCAACTCACAAACGATTCTAATTTTGCAACTGAATCATATGTAACAAATGCTATAAATAATGCGCAACTTGGTGGAGGCAATACAGATGTGGATTTAAGTGTATATCAATTAATACAAGATAATACTTTGACTACAACTGCTAAAACTATTCCAACTGCTATAAATGAATTAAAGAGTGGTTTGGATAGGATTACAGTTCCTACAAAAACTAGTCAACTTATAAATAATAGTGGGTTTATAACTACTATACCTGAAGAATATATTACAGAAACAGAATTAAATGCTAAAGGGTATTTAACTTCACATCAAGATATAAGTAATTTACAAAATAAAACAGACAATGGCTTAGCCACAACTAACAAGACTGTTATTGGAGCTATTAACGAATTGAAAAGTATTATTGATGCTTTACAAAGTAGAGTAACAACGTTAGAAAATCAACAAAGTGTGGCTGTAAGAGTTACTGGAGTTTCTTTAAATAATAATGCTTTAACTCTTAATACAGGCAACACCAATACATTAATAGCTACAGTATTACCTACTACCGCAACCAATAAAAACGTAACATGGTCAACAAATAACAGCAGCGTAGCTAGTGTTAATAACGGAACTGTAACTGCTCATGCAAAAGGGCAAGCAACTATAACAGTGACAACTGCAGACGGTGGATATTCTGCTTCTTGTTCAGTAACTGTAAATGAAGTATCTACTACAGTAAGTGTTCAAGGCGTTACATTATCAACTAATACGCTATCAATGAAAGTTGGAAGAACAGCAACTTTAACTGCTAATATAAGACCATCAGATGCTACTAATAAAAATGTAACATGGACTTCTAATAGTGCAGTAGCAAGTGTAAATAACGGAGTTGTAACAGCTAATTCAACAGGACAAGCTACTATAAGAGTAACAACAGAAGACGGTGGATATATGGATAGCTGTATAGTTACAGTAAGCGAAACTACAACAACTACAAATGTTACTGGGGTAACTTTAAATAACGACACTCTAACTATGAATAAAATAGGCAGAACATAAACACTAGGTTACACAATTACACCTAGCAATGCAACTAACCAAAATGTAACATGGAGTACATTATGACAACAGTACCAGAGAGTTGGACTAATGGTTTCCCAAAATAGAAGTAATATCAGAATAAAAATAAGAGCCTATTAATTTAGGCTCTCTATATTTTATATACATCTATATTACTATCTACAAAATAATTTATTAATATCTTTTCACATTTATATCTTCCATCATGTTCTATGCTGCAATATAATCCATTTCTTTCTAAATATCTATCTATTTCATCATCAGTGCTGTAATGTAATTGCTTATACCACTCATCCTCTCTTGAATTTTCTTTTATGTTTGTTCCTTCGTGTGTATCAGGCTCACAAGATAATGAATTAATTAAAATATTATTTAACCCTTCTATTAAACTCCAAAATATATTCATAATATCCTCCTAACAATATTTTTTAATTATTTTAGATTCTTCTTTTAACTTTTTATTTAAATAACTTAAACTTTTTTCTCCGGTATATTCACATATAACCTTAGAATGCTTTTCTAAATATTCTTTGCTGATGTAATAGTATTTTTGATCATATGCTTCATCGTATTGTGAATAGACTCTTAACCATTCTCCCCAGCCGTTGTGGTTTTCCAGTGTTTTTAATTCTCTAGATAGCATATACCTTTTATGTTCTTTTTCATCTAATTGTATTTCTATTACGCTGATCTTACCTTGGAAATATGGCTTGCATTGTGTAATATAGTTACTCCAATAATTCCCCTTGGATAAATTTTCATCTGTGAAATGTCCACATCTGTATAGTATCATATATTACCAACTCCTGTTTAATTATCTTTATGTTATAAATATATGATGCTGTATAGAAAATATTACCAATTTTTATAAAATTTTTTAAAAATTTTTGAAGGCTAGGTTAATTCCCAGCCCTTTTCTTTTGCTTTGTTTCAGCAGTATCAAGAATTAATTCAATGTTAGCAATATCATTTCTTTGTATACTGGCATATTTTAAAACCCAGTAAATTTTATGACAGTCATTTTGAAAATTTTTATTGTTACTAACATATTTATTACATATACTTTTAATTCTTAATATATCTTCTCTTTTTAATACTTTAGCTTTTAAAAGCTTATTAAATTTGTTACTAACATTTAAAGCTAGTTCATTAATTCTTTCATTCCTTGGTTCTTTGTAATTCTTTAGTTTTTGAATTGAGTAAAATAAAACTGTTTTAACTATCATTATTAAAATTACTGCTGCAAAGTAAATTGTTAAAAGTTTCATGGAATCACTCCTTAATCTTTTGGTTTGAATATTCTTTTTGCATTTGTAAAATTATAAGTAATTACTGCGACAATACTATTCTATTACTATATTGGACTTTTAATATTACTATTTTACTTGATTCTAAATAGGTGTTTTGTCATAGGACAATTATTAGTATGTCACAGTATCCTGACAATTAAATGTCAGTTAATATGTCGTAAAGATTTTTAAATTTAAACTCTGTATAAATTATTTCAAAATTATTAGATCTTTCTCTAAAGCCTATATATTCTTTTGCTATTATCAGCATAGGAAATTCTGCTGCACCGCAATACTCTTTTAAAGTTTGTTCTCTATAAAGTTTTTCATAAAATACTTTTATTTTTTCATCTGAAGTTGGATGTTGATAATCTACTTCTAAGATAAAGAAGAATGTTCCAAAAGTATCTTTATAAGGCAATCTGCATTTAAATAACCCATCAGGTATTAGCATATTGTTGATAAAATGTGGATTCTTTTTAAAATCTAATACAGTTCCTCCTTGTTTGTATATCCAAGCATAGAAGTCATAAATAATAGTATCGTGATAAGATAGTTCAGGTGAGCCTACAAGCTTGTATATTTTGTTTTTTCCTCTATAGTAGTATTCTAATATACCTTTATCTTCTAACTGATTTAAACGCCTTATAGTACTTCTCTCTATGCCGTCAAAAAATATATATTTAGCTTGTTGAGTTGAAATTCCTTTATTATTTTCTAAAAATTTTAATAATGATCTATCTCTATTAGTTAGCATCTAAAATTACTCCTTTTTTAGTTCTAGGTTTCTTAACTTCTTTTTTAACTTTAGGCTTAGAATTGATTTTGTTATAACTTTCTAATCTTATATCTGTATAGGAAATTTTTTCTACATCTGGATCATTTGATTTAATTTCTTTTTGATTAGGCAATTTAATCTCTGGAACAAACTTTTGCAAGTCTTTATAATCTTCATCTATAAAAGGTATTTTAAGTAACTTCAGCCCTTTTCTGCCCCAAACTAAGCATTCACGTTCTTGCAAGTCCTTTGCTTCTGGAGATTCTATTATATTTATACTATCTATACTAGAACGTTGTTGAGTAGTTAAACAACACATTTGTGCTTTAACTTCTGATGGTAAATTCGCACAAGTGGAACGTTGAGTTACTGATATAAAATGAATGCCAGCACTTCTTCCAGCTTTAACTAAGTCAAGTATCTTATTCCAGCATTCACTTTTAAGAGAATTTACGTTGTTTGGATCACTATCATTAGGCATGAAGAAACTTAATTCTTCTACTACAAAAAATATTCTTTTAAGTTTATTTTTGTTTTTAGAATTATAATGAGTAAGATTTTTAAAACCTTTACTTGAAAATAATTTAGATCTTTCATCTATCTTTTTAGAAATTCTTCTTAATATAGCAGCTACTTCTTCAAGATTATAAGCAGTCATTTTAACTTGTTTACAGTTGCTGAATAATCCTATTTCACCCTTCATTATTTGACTTAGGTATATTTCTATATTCTTATTAGTTGCTATTAGATTAGTTAATATAGAAGCTAGCAAGAAGCTTTTTCCTGTACCAGTCTGTCCTCCTATAAGCAAGTGGGCTTCTTTGTCTAAGTCTAATAAAAATGGTGTTCCGTCAAATTCTTTAGCAATAAATAATTTATTTTCTGGAGCCTTAACTATATCAAATTTATACTTTCCAATATCCTTATTAATACACTTTGCTGTGAACATAGAAGTAAATCTTATTTTTTCTAACTCAATTATTGCTCCTAAATGATCTTCTAATTGTGTCTTCTTCTTTTCAAAGTTTTCAAAACTTGATGTCGCAGGAATACTTATTTTTAGAATATGACCATTCATTATTTTCCTATCTTCTATCAATCTAAAACCTTCTAATTTCATTACAGTCATAAGGTTATCAAACTTTTCTCTTTTGCTCCTTAATTTAAAATATTCCATTAACATACTAACCCTCCAATTTAAATAGATCTGATTCACTTATAATTTTATCAGCCTTAGTCTTAGAATTTTTTGTTGCTTTAAATCTGCAATATCCGCTTGCAATTATTCCTAGTGCTATAGATGCTACCATATACTGTGGCAATATCAATCCACAAATACTATGAGGTAGCATTATAATCCCTGCTTTAGTTGCCAACATCATCCCATTAAGTTCTAATAAAGTTTTAATAGTTTTATTCATAACAGTCACTCCATAAATCAATTTTTAATTGTTTTCCTGATTCTGATACGCAATAAATAGCGCATTCTTTTAAATTAAAATACATCTTAACATCTTCATCATATTTTGAAATTTCCTTAACTCTTTTATCTAATTTTTTCTTAAAATCTGAATATAAAATTTGTTCTCTTCCAATCTCAATTATTAATTCTCTCTTACCTTTTTTCATTTTCTTTTTCATACTCCTTCCTTAAAACATCTTTTATAAATCCACTTAAACTACTCTTTTTAATTACCCAGCTGTATAGTTTTATATCTTCAACTGTATTCTTAAAGCTTATGGTTATTATATTTGCTTTCATCTTTCTTTCTCCTTATTTGTTTTATAGTATATCCTATGGAATACTTTATAAAAAGTTACAAGTTTTTATAATTTTATAGAAAATTTTGTAAAAATATAGTGCATAAAAGATTACTAATAAGTATTGATTTAGATAACAAATGTGCTATAATTAAATCATAAGGAGGTGATAAAAATGGCAATGAAGAGAAAACGTGGAAGCTTAATAAACAATCAACAATTTATTAACATTCGTTGCAGCGTTGAAGAAAAGAAAAAAATTCAAGAACTTGCAGCTAAAGCTAAAATTAGCATGAGTCAATATATTATTTTAAAATGTTTAGATAAGAAATAATAAAATTAGGAGTGGTTAAAATGAATATTAAAAAAATATTAAAAGAAAGTTTAGAAAATTATAACGATACATGGATGGCAGATGAAACTAAGGAGAAAGCATACGCAAAAGGATTTGCAATAGATTGTAATAAAAGTTTTATGGTGACTAAAAAATGTAAATTTATTTTAACTGATGAGAAAACAAAAAATATATATGACATAACAGACGTAGTAGAAATAATTTGCGATAATATTCAAGAAGAAATAGAAGAAAGGTTAGGAGGGAATTAACAATGAAAGAAAATTTAATACCTATAGAATGGAATAAACAAAGAATAATGACTACTAAGACATTAGCTGAATGTTATGGCGCAAGTGAAAAAAATATTAATGATAATTTTTCTAATAATAAAGAAAGATTTGAAGAAGGAAAACATTATTATTTATTGAAAGGTGAAGAATTAAAAAAGTTTAAAAACTTACCAACTGTAAGTGGGTTAGTTAATAAATTCACTCCAATTTTAATGTTATGGACTTTTGATGGTTGTATTATCCATTCAGATATTGTATCAGATTCAAGAAAACATATTGATAAAATATTAAAATATTTCAATTACGATGGACTATATATAAAGCAAACCATAAGAAAAGAATTGGAATTTTTAGATAAATTAGAACATTCATTAATTCCTTTTGGTTTACGAGGAATTAATCAATACACAATATTTAATTACAGAATTGATTATTATATTCCTAATTTAAATATAGCGATAGAATATGATGAAAATGATCACAAAAATTATTCTTACGAAGCACATGAAGGTAGACAAAAAGAAATTGAAAAAGAATTAGGATGCAGATTTATAAGAGTTTCAGATAAAAATTCTGATGAATACAATATTGGGTTAGTTATAAAAGAAATATTTAATATATAAAAGGAGAGATGTTATATGTCAGATCTAATTAAGATTACTACAAAAGATGGAAAACAATTAGTTAGTGCAAGGGAACTATACGAAGGATTAGGATATAAATTATCATCAGGAAATTTTACACATTGGATAGAAAAACAGCTTTCAGATGTAGATGCTATTGAAAATGTTGATTTTACTCGCTTCGTTTTTAAAAACGAGGGAAACAACGCTAATGTAACTGACTATATAATAACAGTAGATACAGCTAAAGAAATTTGCATGGTGGTAGGAATAGCACCAAGAACCAATGAAAAAACTAGAAAACTAAGTAAGCAATACAGAAGATATTTTATTGAGTGCGAAAAGAAGTTGAAAGAAGCAGATTTAAAAGCTAATTTATTACTTGCTATTTATAATGGCGGTCAAAAAGGAATAGCAGCATCTAAGAAGCTAACAGAATTAGAAGTAGAAGAAGCTACAAAACCGTTATTACCTAAAGCAGAATATCATGATAAAGTATTAAATCCTACTGATGAAGAAAATGGATTTACTAAATTATTAACTACTACTGAAGTTGCAAAAGATTTAGGAATGAATGCTAAACAATTAAACAATATACTACATGAAAAAGGAATAATTTATAAAAAAGGAAAAACATGGGTATTATATTCTAAATACAACCATTTAATATCAGAAAAATATTGTGATTATTTTATAAATGAATTTGGAAATTTATTAAAATGGACTGAAAAAGGAAGAAAATTCATAATAGAATTATTAGAAGATAAAAATAAGCAGTAGACGAAGCTACCACTTACTAGTTAGTTTAAATTCAAAATATATAAAACACAAGAGATAATATAATTATAGTTTAAATTCAAATAAAAGTAAAGAGGTGTAAATATGACTAAATATGAAAATATTATATATAAATCAATAGATAACCGTGCAAAGGAAATTTTAGAAGAAACTGGAAGCAATGAAGAAAGTTTTAACTATATAACTGATAGAATAATTAATTTATTAAAGACATCATTTAACGGTACAACTTTTATGAGAAAATTAGTTGATCTTAGAAGTAATTATGAGGAGGAAATATAATATGGAAAAAGTTTTAATTTTAGAAATAAAGAAGTTTCAAAAATGGGCTGAATCACACGGGCATAAAGATACATTTAATAATTATATGTGGTATAAAGAAAACATTCTTATCAAACGTGGTGAACTTAAATAAATTAAAGCTAGGAATTACTCCTAGCTTTTTTATTTACATTTGAATAATTTTACACAACTCTACTAACTTTCTAGCAATAGCCTTTTTCTCTTCTTCAGTTAAATCTCTTGATTCTGATCTAAAATATTCATCAAAATAATCTCCGATAGTATAACATTCGTTCTCACCTAAAATATCAGATATGGTTGTATTGTATACTTGGGCATACTTTTCTAAATGATGTGGTCTTGGTTTCATTTTGTTTTGTTCATGCTTAACTATATTAGTTCTTGCTAATCCTGTTAATTCAGCTACTCTTTGTTGAGTTAATCCTTGGTTAGTTCTTAATTCTCTTAGTCTTGCTCCAATATCTTTCATTTTCAATATCTCCTTAAAAACTACGTTTTAATGTTCTAATTTAATAACATTATACACAATAAAATTAATTTTGTTAATACTTTTTAATTTACAGATATGGAATATATTTCAGTTCAAAATGTTATCTAAAAAATAACAAAAAAGTTATTGACAGGTAACATTTTTTGTTTTATAATTAAATCATAACAAGGGAAGGGGAAGTGAGAAAATGAATCTAAAGCTTTTAAAGGACAAAAGGAAATTATTGGGATTAACTCAAGAAGAGTTTGCTGAAAGAATTGGAATGGCTAGAACTAATTACTTAAAAAAAGAAAAAGGAAGAGAAAACTTCAAGCAGGAACAAATAGATAAAATAATTAAAGAATTAAATCTTACTCCAAAAGAAGTAGTAGAAATATTCTTTAATAAATAAAACACTAAAATTTTATAAAATGTGTGACAAAAAGATAACATTAAATTAATAAACTTGCATATAAATAATAACATACTGATGCTAAATAAGGCGAAGCTGTCTAATAAGTATTAGGAGATGCAAGTATGAGAGGAAGAATTTGCAATGTAGAACAAAAACAATTTTTAAAATGTATAGGAGTTAATCCAAAAGACTTTTTATTTGTTAATGAGGATTTTGAAAGCTATACATTTATTCATAAAAAGACTGGAAAACAAGTATGGTTTAGGAGGTAAAATATGTTAGAATTTATTGATTATGAACCCGAAGAAAAAACAATAGGAACTTGTAGCTATTGCGGTACTAATATCAATACAACTTCAGATCATTACGAATTTGGAAATGAGTATATATGCGAAGATTGCAAGTTTATATACTTAGAAAACCATTTAGTATATGGGGTGGATGATTGTGAATTATATTAAGATTTTAAAAATTGAAACTAAAGACGAAATAGAAGTAGATATACCTTTTGATACTATAAGGATTGGGGAACACATAATTTCAGTAATTAGCAATGGAAATATTGTAGCTGAATTTTATGGTGGTAAATTATGCTATTTAAAAAGAATATATTCACCAGCAAAAGAAATGTGTTTAGTATTTTTCGATATCGTGGAGGGTTAATTAATGAGAAATTTAAAAGAATATATTAAAGACTTAGAAGTTAATGTATTAAAAGATTTGTTAGAGCAGTATAAATGGGAAACGGAGTGTGAACTTGATAGCCATTTAGAAAAGATAAATTTAATTGAAAAAGAATTGAAATTAAGACTTAACTAATTCACAGTTCAAAACTATTACGAGCATTTTGAAATTATTATGAGTTAGATTGGAGATAAATATATGAAAGAATACTGTGGAAACTGTAAGCACAAAGAAAATTGCAAAGGTGCTAGAACAGATATTAATGATGACTTTAATTGGTGTTGGTGCTATCAAAAAGAACAAAAATAAGTTAATTAAATAACTGGAGGGATAATTATGGAAAATGTATTTGATGAAATGACTATTACTACTGAAGAAAATGAAAGATGGAGAGTTACTGATCTAAAATCTGCTGATTATTGTTTTGAAGCTATTAAAAACATAGAGGATAAAAAAGCCGAATTAAAGGCGTTTACAGAGGAAAAACTTCAAAAGCTATTGCAATGGCTCGAAAACGAATTAAAACCCCTAGAAGCTTCTGAAGAACATTATAAAGGGTTAATAATTGAATACTATATAGAACAAAAGAAACTTAATAACAAATTTAAACTTTCAACTCCTTCTGGAAAAATAACACAAAGAACAACTAAAACTTTAAACTATGATGAAGATACTATGCTAAACTACCTAGAATGCTGTCACAGCGATTTAATACAAGTAGTAAAGAAATACTCTAAGAACGATGTAAAGAAGTTTGTAAAGGCAGATAACGATATTATAATTGATACTGAGACAGGTGAGATCCTTTCATTTGTAACTGAAGAAGAAAAAACAACTTATTCAGTTAAAACTAATTAAAGTATAAAGGGGATTGAGAATATGTGCAAATTTCAAGCAGTTAAAATAGCTTCAGAAAAATTAAGAGAGTTAGGCTACAAGTACATTGATCATAGTTTAAAAGACGGAGAACTAACTTTATTCTATGAAAATATGATGTACGGAACAATAGATAAAATGATTATTGCTTATCGTTATTTTACACCTGAACGCCTTAGAGCAAAAGTTATCACAGAGGTAAGGAGTGAATGATAATGGCCGGAAGAGAAGATGCTTTAAAAGATTATGTTGAAGTTAATACCAGAATTATGAAATTCTACGAAAAATATCCAGAAGGCAGAATTTTAACAGAAATACTTGATTGGAAAGATGGAATTGTAGTTATGAAAGCTACTGTATATAGAGATAGTTCAGATATTATAGCAGCTACAGGGCATGCTTACGAAAAAGAAGGATCAAGCTTTATTAATAAAACATCAGCATTAGAAAACTGTGAAACCTCTGCTTGCGGTAGAGCGTTAGCAATGTTAGGATTTGAAATAAAGAAAAGTATTGCCAGTAAAGAAGAAGTTGCAAATGCTATGTTAAATCAAAACCCAGATCAATATAAATCAAATGGTAAACTATCAGCTAAACAAGTAGGTAGATTATTAGCAATAGGAATGAAAGCAGGAATAAAAGAACCAGAGATAAAGAAAGTAATTAAATCAGAATTTGGAAAAGATAAAATTGAGGATTTATCAATAGAAGCTTATAATGGCATTTGTAGCCGTTTAGAGGCTAAAGTTAAATAGGAGGGATTATATGTTTATAGAATTAATAAATAAGCTTTCAGAGCCAGTTGGCGTTATTTTTACAGGTGTTAAAGAAGGGTTTGCTAGATGTGAATCAGAAGAAGAAGTTATACTTCTAAAGAAAGTGTTACAAGATATGCTAAATGATGAAGCTGAATTAAGAAAAGATCAACTATAAATTACAAGGGAGGTTTTCACCTCCTTTTTATGTTATCTTTGTTATGTTTTTTGGAAAATATATGTTGTTTTTCTATTGACTTTTGGTATTACCTTGTGGTAATATGTAAATAGGAGGTGAGATAATGGAACTTAAAACTAGAGAACAAGACGAAAGAAGAAAAAAGATTGTAACTTTTAAAGTAACTGAAAAAGAAATTGAATATCTAAAAGAAGAAGCTAATAAATACGGTACATCAGTATCTAATTTTATTAGAATAATGATAAATAAAGGATTGCAAGCTAAATAATATTTTTATAAAGAAGAGAGGGAATAAAATGGCTTTTAGATTAGTATATACAGATTTTTGGGAAGATCCAAAAGTAATGGAAGAAATGACACCAGAGGATAGATATTTTTATTTATATCTTTTAACTAATCCTAATACTAATATGTTAGGAATATATCAAATAACTAAAAAACAAATGGCTTTTGAGTTAGGCTATAGTCCAGAAAGTATTAATTCTTTACTTGATAGGTTTGAAAATCATCATAAATTAGTTAGATATAATCAAGAAACAAGAGAATTATTAGTGAAAAAATATGCTAAGTACAATTTAAATAAAGGTGGTAAACCTATTATAGATTGCATCAAAAAAGAATTAAAAGGAATAAAAGATATTTCAATGTTGTTAGAAATAGTTGATTTGATTCCAAATGAAGGTATCAAGAACACAGTAAATGATTTTTTAAGAACTGGAATTATAACATTTGAACCTTCTAAAACTTCTATACCTAAAGATTTAGATAATATTTCTACTAGAGATTATATAATTTTCAGAGATAATCAAACTTGCTTTTATACTGGTGAAAAACTTAGTTTAAATAAAATACAAATAGATCATGTTAAACCAAGAACTGATGGAGGAACTGGAGAACCTTTTAATTTAGTTGTTACTTCTTCAAATTTAAATAATTCAAAATCTGGAAAAGATTTAAAAGTATTCTGTAAAGAATTTAATTTAAATTATGATGTAATAATCAGCAAACTCAATATACTAGAGGAGTTTGAAAAATTAAGATCCAAGAGCAATATAACTTATAGAGAAACTATTGAAAACAATATACACACTATTGACGATATTGTAAATTATATAAATACGACTCGTAAAAATAATAAATACGATACGTCAACAAACCAAAACCAAAACCAAAACCATAACCAAAACCAAAACCAAAACCAAAACCAAAAAATGGTTGGTGTTGTTGTGGATAATGAATTAGGTTCTGTGTTTGATTATTTTACAAAACATAATTTCATGTTATCTCCAGCACAATATGATTTGATAAAAGCTGATTATGAACAATTCTCTAAAGAAGAGATATTAAAAGCTATTGAAATATCAGATAATAACTGTAAAAGAACATACAATTATTTTAAAGGAGTATTAAATAAAATCCATACAGAAGGAATAAAGAACGAAAAACCAAAAGTTAAAATAAGTTTTGGATTAGATAATAGTGAATTTGGATGGAGATGATTAAATGAACGAAAAAGAATTTGCTGATGCTTTTTGCGGTAAATATAAAATAAAAGGGGATGAAATAACTCCCCAATATTGCCCAGTATGCGGGGGAGGACACAACAAAGATGAATATACATTTGGGTTAAATTTTGAGAAACACGTTTATAAATGCCAAAGAGGATCATGCACAACAGGACAAGGAACATTTAAACAACTATGTGATAAATTTGGAGTTGAAGCTGATTATTATATAGAAATGCATGGTAAAAGAATTAAAAAAGAAATATCAGAACCATATAAAAAACCAACTAAAAAATTATTAACTCCTACAGAAGAAGTATTAAAATATTTTTTGAAAAGAGGTATAGATCACGAAGTAGTAGAAAAATACGTAAGTGCAGCAACATTTAATAATGGGACTGTAGCAGCATTTAAATTTACTTATCATGGAGAGCATGTATTTACTAAGTTTAGAAATATATTTTATAAGAAGGGAGATAAACAAGCAAAAGAAGTTCCGGAAAAAGATGGAAAACCAGTTTTATGGAATATAGATAACATAGATTATTCTAAACCAGTTATTTTAACAGAAGGAATGATAGATGCTTTAAGTGTTATTCAAGCTGGGTTTAATAATGTAGTATCAGTTCCTATGGGATGCAATAACTTTAAATGGATAGATCTATGCTGGGAAGAAATACAAAAGATTAATGAGTGGGTGTTATACATGGATAATGATGAAGCAGGATATAAAATGCAAAAAGAACTTTTAAATAAATTTTCAGAAGATAAATACAAATTTTCAATAGTAGAACATGAATTAAAAGATGCTAATGAAGAGTTAGTTGAATTTGGAGCAGAAATAGTAAAATCATTTATAGATAATGCTAAAAAAGTTCCACTAGATGGAGTTATTGATATATCAGAGATAGAAGTTACAGACATATCTAAACTTGATAGAGTAGAAACAGGAAATAATGCTATAGATATGGCAATGGGTGGATATTTATTCCCATCATTAAATGTATGGAGTGGTCAAAGAGCAGCTGGAAAATCTACTATGTTATATCAAACATTAATACCGGCATTAGAAAAAGATTATAATGTTTTCATTTATACAGGAGAACTAGATGCTGGAATGTTTAAATTATGGTTCTATAATCAAATAGCAACGGAAAGGCATTTAGAAGAAAAAGTAGATCATATAAGAAGAAAACAAAATTATAGAGTTAACAATGCAGCAATAAAAGCAATAGATGAATGGATAAAGGGGAAAATATGGATATTTGACAATAGAATAGGCAATGATAAAGATGAAATTATTTCGAGAATGAAAGAAGCATATAAGAGATACAACTGCAAACTATTTGTATTAGACAACTTAACAGTTATAAGAAGTAAAGGCATAGAAAATAAATATGAAGCTCAAAGTGAATTAACAGATGAGTTAAGACAATTTGCTATAAATACTAACAGTTGCGTTAACTTGGTAGTACATCCAAGAAAAGGTAATAACAAAATGTTTGATAATGATGATGTTGGAGGTAGTGGTGATATAACAAACCTTGCATTTAATGTTGTATATGTTAGAAGAGTTGAAAAGGAAGATGATTTAACAGAAACAGAATTAAAAGAAGCAGCAGAAACTGGATTAAGTTCAGTAAATTCTATAGTCCAAGTGACTAAGAATAGAGTATTTGGTGAGACTTCAAAAACTTATATGGCTTATGATCCTAGAAGTAAAAGATTTTATAATAACTCAAGTTATATTGCTACTCAATGGCAAGATTTTCTACCAAACGGATATACTGACAACTTAGGAAAAGTTTATAATAACGAGTTACCAGATATTGATAATGATATTTGTCCGTTCTAAGAGGTGATATTGTGGAAGAAGAGAGGTTTATAACAGAATATAACAAGCTGATAAATAGAATTAAAAAGGCAGAAAAGTTTTTAGAAAGTGATACCTATATCGGCAAGGATAAAAAACCACATAAATACCAAAGTTTAGAAGAAGAAATACAATATAAAGAAAAGTGGATCCCTGAATATCAAAAACTAGTTAAAGAGACTGGGATAATGGCTGCTAAATACAAAGAGATCACTGGTTACAAAATGCCGTTGGACGAATTACTTAATGGTTTTTTGTAAATAATTTCTAAAAAGTGCTTGCAAGATAACATTTTGTGTGATATAATAATATCATAAGAAAGAGATCAAGGACAATGATTTAGCTTGAGACAATCCTATAACTCTTGTAAAACAAAGATAAATAAATTAAGCTGATAATTAAATCAAAGAGATAGTCGGATAGGACAATAGCTTGCTTCAGTCCGAGACTATAAACAGTATAAATCAAGCAAGATAAATTAGTCAACTGGTTATAAACAAGTATATCCTTTAACCAGTAAGGGAATGTATTAGAACGGTATTAAGAATTTATTAAAGAGGAGATGTATATTAATGACAATTTATCAAAAAGCAATTAAGGTAAAAAAAGAATGTGAAAGTAGAAAAGTTTGTGGAGATTGTATTTACTGCTATTATTGTGCTACTACTAATATTTTGTTATATAGCCCAGCTTTTGAAACTATTGAAGTTATTGCCAAAGCTATAGAAGAAGAAAAATGGAATGTTAAATAAATAAAAAGGAGAGGTTAAAAGGTGTGTATAGTTATTTAGAAGATGTGAATGGTGGTTTTCTTATTTACACTAAAGATTTGGATTATTTTAAAAGTTTAGAAGGAATTGACTTTTTTGGGTTAGTTGAATGTGGTCGTGGTTCACTTGAAGAGATTGAAAAAACATTTGGTAAATTTTATCATATTTATTTAAAGAGTAATTTGAGCTTATATGAAATAAAATCAATTAACAGATAAATAAAGAAGATTAAGATTATGCTATTATTAATTAGTTTATTATTATATTATATTACTAAATGGAGAATATTTTGCTATATAGCATCTGCAATAGTTATAGTTTATTTATCAGCGTTAGTGTTTGTAATAGGTATGTATATTCCAATAATCGGTAGTTTATTATAAAAGATAGGATTTATATATCTAGAAAGTGCTTGGAAGATAACAAAATGTGTGGTATAATAATAACATAGAGGGGAGAGGTTATTATGAATAATAAAAAGGATAATGTAAAACCAGATCATTATGGGGATGGCAAAATAGACGTAATAAGTTTTTGCCAAGCTAATAATTTAGATTTTATGCAAGGTAATGTAATTAAGTATATCACTAGGTACAGGAAAAAGAATGGGCTAGAGGATGTCAGGAAAGCGGTTGAATATATAAATAGAATACTAGCAGATGAGTATCCAGAATATGAAGCTGTTGTGAGAACTAAAAGCGAGATAACGTAGAGAGATAAGAAAATAGAAATTATAAAATTAATGAATTTTAAAGGGAGAGAATATGGGCAAAAGGGAATTGCATAGAGAATATAGCGAGAAAACTGGAGAGCTTATTAAATTAGAATGTGGCAAATGCCACGAAATAAAAACTGCTGATTGCTTTTGTAAAGATAAAAGTAAAAAAAGACGGTGTTCAAACTAAATGCAGACAATGTGATAGTAAAAGAAGTCGTCAATATTATAAAAACAACAAAGAAAAAATATCTGAAAAACATAGCCAATATGTTGAAAATCATAAAGAAGAAATATATGAAAAACATCGTCAATACAACGAAAATCATAAAGAAGAAATACGTGAATATTGTAAAAATCACAAAGAAGAAAAACGTGAATACGATCGTCGATATCATAAAAACCATAAAGAAAAAAGAAATGAATATAATCGTCAAAGGTATGGGAATAAAGTACAACAAGAGATAATTAAAATATATGAAAATGTAACAAAACAACGTTACCCACATAATGGCGTTCAATATGGTGTTATATATGGAGTGCAAAACTTAATTACTAATAGATGGTATATAGGACAAACTACAACTAGTTTTAATACTCGATATTGTGGAGATTTTTTTAATCACAAATATAACAAATTATCAGAAGATAGACCTAAAGGCAAATTATTATTTGAAGACATCGAAAAATACGGTCAAGAAAGTTTTGAAATAATTGAAGTATTAGATGTTGCATTTAGTGAAAGAGAGCTAGATGAAAAAGAAGCATACTATATAGATTTATATAAAGCATATGATGAAGGTTACAACACTTATAGAGGTAATATTTTTAAACATGGTAAAGGAAAGAGGGATAATAAATATGGTTTATAAAATTCTTTATAGTATTTATAAAACAAAAAGAATGTACGACTGCTGGATGTGGTCAATAGTAGCAGCAGATACCAAAGAAGAAGCTGTTAATAAACTAAAGCAGCAATGTGAAAGAAGAAATATAAATTTTAAGTATGTTGTGAAAGTAAAAGAAATATAATGGAGGCGTTTATATGACGTATGTATTTATGTTTTTATTAGCTCAAATAGTTACTTTATTAATGTTCTTAATCTTATGTATGGTAGGAGGTTCAGATTATGATGAGTAAAGAAATGAAACTATTAAGATCTAAAATGCGATTCTACAAAACAATGATAAACGAACTAGATGTTCTAAACTATGTTACTGGATCAAGTGAATATAGCAAAGAAATAGAAGATTATCAAGGTAGATTATCAGAAATATATAAAAGAATCCAAGAAATAAAAATGGAGGGAAATAAATGACTAAAACAGAATTTGCTATATTAGTTGATGAAGTATTAAATGAATGTGATTGTAAGTTGACAGGGTTAACTTATTTTGATGATGGAATATGTGAAATAAGATATTCAGATGAAGTTTTTGAAAAACATTTCTATGTAGCGTATAAATTTATGAACCGTGCAAAATTAAGATTAGAGATAATGGATGGAGAAGATTTACTTATACCAATAGATCCAGAACTTGATTTAGGATTTTAGAAGGTGAGAATATGAGGTATGAATATGTTAAAACAAAACAAGATTTGACAGATAGAGAAATTGCATTTATATTACTTGCTAATGCTTGTGGCAAGGTACTAGCTAATAGGGATATATATCCACGTGACATCTTTATGATAGCTTATAGGTATCTTAATACTGGTTGTAAATGCAGAGGGGAATATGTAAGTTTAGTTAACTACTTAATAGATAATCCTGATTTTAGAAAAGAGTTATTAAAATAAATAAAACTAGGAGGTAAAATATATGTTGCATAAAATTTTAGGTTTCTTATGTTTAGGTGCTGCTATAATGCTAATATTATCACAATTAATCACTATAGAATATATAGAGGAGGATGGAAAAGATGACTAGTACAGATTATATAATTTTTAATTCAACTGCTAGAAAAATAGAATATTTTCAAGAAAATAATTTTGATAAGTATGTAATACTTGATTATGTAGATGGCATTATAAATATGGTCCGTAAAAGTGATTTATGTTCCGATGAATTATTAAGACATTTGTTTGATATGCGTCAAAAAGTGGTATTGGGGAAAAGCTTAATAGGGAAATAATTAGGAATGGAGAAGTAGTATGTTAAGAGCAAGTAATGTATTAAATGAATATTTTAAACAAAAGAAAATATTAAAATATTTTAGCTTACCACATGGAGAATACATTATAGAATACAAAAAAGATGATAAGATAAAAACCTCCAGAATAAAATTTAATGAATTAGATAATATCAATGATATTGAGAATAAAATTAATGAGGTGGTTGAATGAATATAAAAAAGATGTTAGAAGCTCAAAAAGAACTAGATGCAGCATTATTCCAAAAAGGAGGATTAAAAGAATATCCTATAGAACAAATTAAAACTGCTTATAGAGTAGAGCTTGGAGAAGCGTTACAAGAATGGAAATCATTTAAATATTGGAAGAAAAATAAAGGAATTATAGATATAAATAAATTACTGGAGGAAGTAGCAGATTGCTTGCATTTTGCATTAAGCTTAGAGGGCGAGATCAAAAATTATAATTTCAAAAAAGTTACTGAAGAAGAATTTAAAGATTATGCTAAGTATGATCTATACGAAATAATAGATAAATGTTTCACTATATACGGTACTGTATTAGGAGATACAATAGCATTAGGTTTATGTTTAGGATTTACACTAGAACAGCTTGAAGAAGTCTACTACAAGAAAAACAAAATAAACTGGGATAGAATAGCAAACAATTATTAAAATAGAGAGGGGGTTTATCTCCTCTTTTTTGTTCAAAAAAGATTACAAAAAGAGTTGGCAGGTGATAACAAAATGTGGTAACATATAATCAAGGGAGGGGATATAAATGGAAAAATTACAATTTAAAACCAGTACAAAAGATGAATCAATAAGATTAAGATTAACTAAAGAAGAAAAGAAAATAATAAAAGACTTAGCTGCAGAAAAGGGATTAACAATAACTGATCTAGTTAAATATGCAATCAATAATATTATAGAAGGGTAATTAAATAATAAATGATAGGTGGGGGATTTATGAAGAGAAAAATAATACTTCAAGCTTTAGACTGGAGATTAAAGGATATAAAAAACAGCTTAGAAGAAATAAAGAAAGCAGGATTTAATACAGTACAAACATCACCACTTCAAGGAATTAAAGAAAATAATGGTCACTTCTGGATATACTATCAACCAACTAATTACAAGATAGGCAATCCATTAGGAAGCAGAGAAGAGTTAAAGGAACTATGTGCAACAGCTAAAGAAATAGGAATAGATATTATAGTAGATGTAGTATTCCACCATATAGCAAATTATATGCATAATGATTTATCTGATAAAGTAGATCCAGAGATTAGAAACATAAAAGATTTATGGTACGATACTTCATTTACAGATATAAGAGATTATAATAGTGGATGGGAATGCACTCATTTATCACTTGGAGGTTTACCAGCATTAAACTTATCAAGCAAAGAGCTAAGAAAATTACAATTTAATTATTTAATAGATTTAAGAGAGTGCGGAGTAAGTGGAGCAAGATTTGATGCATTAAAACATTTAGCTTATGAGAATGGATATTTTGAAGAAATGAGAGAAACAGTTGGATCAGAATTTATAAATAACAGTTACGGTGAATGTATAGATTGTTCACATGAAACACTTAGGTTCTATCAACAATTTATAAAATGTGGAACTAATATAGGAGTATCAAAAGATGAAACTAATTTAGTATTATGGGTTTATAGCCATGATGATGAAAACACTTTCGGAAAGAAAATGAGAGATGATATTATAAATAGTGAGTTTAGATTCTTAAGAGATAACTATAAAGCTGATATATTGTACTATGCAAGAAAATTTAATGATGCATGGAAATATATATAAAAATTTAAAAATATTTTCAAAAAGTGCTTGAAAGATAACAAAATACATGGTATAATTAAATCATAGAAAGGGCAAGGACAATGAGAAGCTTGAGACAATCCTAACACCTTTAAAATCACTGATAAATAAATTAAGCTTCAACAAATTAAAAGAGATGGTCGGATAAAGCGATGGTTGCTTCAGCCTGAGACTATAAACAGTATAAATCAAGCAAGATCAATTTAAATAAAGGTCAACCACTACTAAACAGCACATCCTTGTAGTGTGTAAGGGAATGTATTGGAAGGTATAAATAAGATAACAAAAAGGAGTTGGAATAAATATGAGAGGTTTATGTTTTTCTAACAAAAGAATATATAAATTTGAAACTACTCCAGAAAAAGTTAAACTTGAAGAACTTAATAATAATACAGTAGAAGAGCTATCAATATCAGAATACGATTATAAGTTATACTATGGAGAAATTATAAGAGTTACAAAAGAAATTAAAGAATACATCAAAGATGAGAAAATATTGAAAATGATAGATATGTATGCTTAGGAGGTTGAATATGGTTATTCATTATGGAAGATACTCACATAAGTTAGTAAACAGAATAACAAAAGGATATTCAAAACCTAAAGATATAAAAAACTATGAGAAATTAGAAGAATGGATCAAGAAAGGTTGGAATAATTAATGTATGTTAAGGAATAAACTTAAAATATTAATATCATCAGTATTAATAGCAGCAACGCTATTTGCTGGATTTACATTTCTAAAAAGACCTACTGAAACACCAAAACAAATAAATACAATAGAAAGTAATGAACAAAAGATAGACTACTCTGAAAGCATAATAGAAAAGCTTGAATCAATAAATAAACTAGAAATAATGCAGGCATACCTAAAACAAGACATCACATTAAAAGGAAAATATGATAACTTTTTATTTAAAAACAATAAGACAATAACAGTAAAAGCTAATGGAATATATAAACTTGATTTAAACAATATATATGAAAATACAATAATAGGGACTGATGAAGTAGCAGTATTAGTAAACATAGATAATGATATAATATTCCATGATTTTGAATACAATACAAAAAAAGGATTATTAGTATTTTATGACATAGAAGTCACTCCTGAAGAATACGAAAGTTTATTAGATAATGTAAAAGAACAAATGAAAACAAAGATGTATACAGAAGATTACATCACAGAAGTTAAGAAGAGAGCAGAAGAAATAATAACTAGAGAGGTTCAAAAAGTTACTGATAAATATAAGGTAAGGGTGATTTTCATTGATTAGAAAGAAATTATTTCAGATAATAAAGAAAATAGCAATAAGCTTAGTATTAGTATTTACTCTAGCAACTCCTTTTTATACATTAAAAGCTTATACTTCAGAACCGTATGTATTAAAAGAGAGTTCTATAAATTATAATACTTCATCAAAAAAGATACTTTTAGATCTAGCACATCATGACACAGCTAATGATAAAGGTTGTAGCTTTGGGAAATACAATGAAAGAGAAATATCTGAAAACATATCATTAAAGGTAAAAGAAATATTAGAAAGTAAAGGGATAACAGTAGAATTAACTAGAGGGAAAGAAGATGTGATAAGCATAGAAGATAGAGTAGTTTTAGCAAACTCTAATGAATATGATTATTATATATCAATTCATGTAAATAGCACAGATATAGAAAACAAGGGTACTGGTGTAGAAGCGTTTTCAAATGATGCATGGTCATTAAGCAATAGTGTATTAAAAGAATTAGTAAATGAATTCGGTTATGAAAATAGAGGAATATTTTCAACAGGTTTTTACAATAGAAGAATTAATACTAAAAGCACAATATTAGAGATAGGATTTTTAAATAATGAATTTGATAGAAATAACTTGATAAACTATCAAGATAGATATGCAAAATGTATAGCAAATGGTATATATGAGCAGCTAATGAGGGAATAATATGGAATATAGAGAATGTGAATTATGCAAATTAAGACCAGCATCAGAAATTCATCACATAATATACAGATCACATTGCAAGGCATTAATAAAGAGTGATATTAATTTAATCCCACTATGCCAGATATGTCACGCCAAAGTACACAGAGGAAAAGAGTCAAAAGAGCTAAATCATAAATTAAGATTGCAGTTTCAAAATAAATTAGAAATACTACTGGACAAAGAGTATTTAACAGAAAAAGAAATAAATGATGTACTAAAGATAAGCCAAACTGCTTTAAGAGGATTGTTAAAAACGTTAATGGTATATAAAGAAGGATATAAAAGAGAAGATGTTATAAGGGCATGTATGGGAGGGAAAATAATAGAATGATAGTAGTAGAAGGAACTATACGTGGCAAGCAACGTCCACGATTCAATACAAAAACAGGTAGAGCATTTACATCTAATCAAACGATAAATTATGAGAATTGGATTAAACAATGCTATATAGAACAGTCTAATAAGCTATTACAAGGAGCAGTAAGAGTAAGAATAGAAATATACTATTCAGTACCCAAAAGCTATTCTAAAAGGAAAATAGAAGCAATAAAAGACGGCACAGATTATCCAATGAAAAAACCAGATTGTGATAATGTAGCTAAGATAGTATTAGATTCTCTTAATAAAATAGCATATGATGATGATAAGCAAGTAGTAGAATTAACTGTACTGAAAAGATGGACTTTTGACAATGAGAGAATAGAATTTGAAATGGAGGAAATAAAATGAATAAAGAATTATGTTTTTATGTATGGTTATTAAAAAGAGATAAAATGATATATAACAATATTGGTTTAGTTCCTTTCACATATAACAAATACTTCAGACGTAGTTGTGACCCTAAAATAATGGAAGATCTTATCCAAGTAGGGTATTTAGGATTAATAAAAGCTGTTGATAATTTCGATGAATCTCGCAATGTTAAATTCTCTGCTTTCGCAACAAATATAATCAAACAATGCATGGTTAAAGGAATTGAGAATATGACTTTTGCGCTAGGTACTAGAAGTAAAAAAGATGGTACAACTGGAGAACCTAACGCACTTCCTTTATCACATTTTGATACACAAGATAAAACTGGAGATACAGTCAATATTGTTGAAATTAAATATTATGAAGATGAAGATGTTAGATTAGATGATATGGTTATTAAAATCTATATCAGATTTAGAAATAGTTTAAGTGGATTAGATTTAGCTATATTAGAGAGATTAGAAAAAGATATGAAACAAGTAGATATTGCTGAAGAACTTCACACAAGTCAAAAGAAAGTATCAATTCATAAAAGAAGAATGCAAAACAAATTAAAGGCTATGTTATTATAAAATATTTTTAAGGAGGATATATAAATGATTAAGATAGAAAATTTAGAAGTATGGGGATTCCAAGGAGCAATAAGAGGGATGAGGAATCCAATGGATAGTTGGAATAGAATGGATACAGTTTTTGATGAAAATGGCAATGTTATTAAGCTTGGTGAAAACGACGCTTCATTGATGCTTAGATTAAAAACAGCAGGTGCAGATCACAGAAAATATTTGAGAATGATTCATATTCAATGTGATGTTACAGCACCTTTGTACTGGTAGTTTTCTTTCTGCCAATGAAATACTTTTCCTTCCTGGTCAGAAGGGGTTACAGAAATGTAGCTAACGGGGAACCAACCCAAAAGGAATCCCGTGGGAAACTTATATTAAATCATTTAATATAAGAACCTGTAGAGACTATTCCCTAAGCCTTCTGGGCAGGGAAGTAGGGTCACTAATTGACACGTGGTCGCATTTTAGGAAACGAATTGCGTGAAAACCGAAATGGTATCCTCTCTTCTTAGAGAGTAAAAGATAGTCCAATGGGAAAGATTACGACACTTACAAAGTTTCTACAGTTGCTAATAGTTGTAGCACTATGCATAAGATTCATGCTTACGAAATAAATAAATCAATGTTTTCCACAGAAGATTTAGATGAAATAGGATTAAATGTATTACAAACCACTATAGACTACATGAACTATTACAGAGAAATTTATATAGCTTCAGGAATGAAAGACAAAACAGCATGGAGAAAAATGATACAAATGTTACCAACTTCTTATAATCAAAAGAGAACTATAGATATAAACTATGAAACTTTATTAAATATATTTGGTTCTAGATCTAATCATAAATTACAAGAATTTAGAGACTTCTGTTCATTCTTAAAGAGAGAAGTACCTTATATAGCAGCATTATTTGACGGCGAAATTCCTCACGATGGACCTGAAAAGGAAGTGTAATTATGAAAAAATTATTTGTATCTTTACCAATGGCTGGATTAACCACAGAAGAAATAAGGAATAAGATGATTAAATACAAAGAAAATGCTGAACGCATAATGGGTGAAAAATTAGAACTAATAGATACTACAATAGTAGAAGCACCTAACGATGTTAAAAATTGTGGAGTTTGGTGCCTTGGTAAATCTATTATGATGATGGCAGATGCAGATATAGTATATTTCGGAGATGGTTGGAGAGAGGCTAGAGGTTGTATTGCTGAGTCTGTGGTTGCATATAGATACAAAATATTAAGAATAGAAGATGATCCATATTGGGATAGATAAATTTAGGAGGTGTCATTATATGAATAAATTCCCAAGAAAATATTTAAATTCTAAAGAAGAAGGATATTACCTTATGTTAGAAGTGGCACTAGCTTATATAAATGGGGAAACTGAAGAAGGTGGCATAAAATTAAACAATCAAAAACCGGATAACATGATAGAGATGTTTGAAAAAGCTGGAATGTTTACAACATCATCTAAGAGAAATTTAAAAACTGGAATAACTTTTATAAGAAAATTCTTAAAAGAAACTTATAATAATTTAGACCAAACAACCCAAAAGAGATTAGATAAGAAGACAAATACATTCAATATATCATATGTAGATAAATATACCGCAGAAAAGATAGAAAGAGATATCAGCAATAAAACTAAATTTGCTGTTATCGATAGAGAATTGTTTAATGACATTATAGAAGATATAGCAGAAGTTCGTTGCGTTAATTGTCATAAAAACTATGAAGAATGTGAACTTTATAAAGTTTTAGAAGATTCATTAACTCCAGCAGAAGGGAATGGAAATTGTCCTTTCTCTGCTGAACTTTAGGAGGAGACATGGAAAGGAAATGTTGGTTCTGCAAACACTTCTATGAAAAATGTGATAATTGTATAGATAAATCAAAGTGGGAACTGTGGGAAGGGAATGAGAGTAATGGAGATTCAAGAAATAATTCAAGCGTTAGAGGATTCGAAAAAGACACTAGATCAGCTAACAATACAACTAGCAAATGCAAGTAAAGAAAGAAACACAAAGGAATTGGAATACAACAAAAAAATTCAAGTAGAAATAGAAAAGGCTAGGCAAGAAGGAATCCAAGCAACTTTGATAAAAGATGTTGTTAAAAGTAGATTAGCTGAATTAATGTTTGAGTTGAATATGGCAGCATCTAAAGAAACGTTTTTCAATAATAGATTAAAAGATGAAAGAGAAAATTCTAAAATATTAATTACTCTTTTGAGCTTTAAAAAAGAAGAAATGAAACTAATATAATTAAGAAAGAGAATCAAAATGGAAATTTGGAAATATATATCTGAATATGGAGAAGACTACCAAGTTAGCAATTTAGGAAGAGTAAGAAGTTTAAAAAGAAAAAATATTAAAATTATGAATATAAAAATAAATAGGCATGGATATTGTACAGTTTATTTAACTAAAAATGGAACACTTAAAACACTTACTGTCCATAGATTAGTAGCAAAAGCATTTATACCAAATCCAGAAAATAAACCTTGTATAGACCATATTAATACTATTAAAACAGATAATAGAGTTGAAAATTTAAGATGGGTAACTCATAAAGAAAATTGCAATAATGAATTAACAATTAAAAAGAAAAGCGACAATTTTAAAGGCGAAAAAAATCCTATGTATGGTAAAAAACATAGTAAAGAAAGTTTAGAAAAAATAAGTAAAAATAATGCTAAACACAATTTGGGAAAGAAATTATCAGATGAAACTAAAGCAAAAATATCACAAAAACATATTGGGAAAAAGGTGAAAGAAGAAACTAAAATTAAAATAAGTAACTCTATGAAGAAAATTAGAAAAGAAAAACCAATAAAAAGAGAATGTAGAAGGGTTATATGCATAACTAACAATAAAGAATATATAAGTGCTTATGAAGCAGCTAAAGAATATAACGTAACGCCACAAGCAATAAGAGATTGTTGCAATGGAAAAAGTAAAACATCTGCGGTCGATAAAAATACAAAAGAAAGATTAGTATGGAGATATAAAGATTAATACCAAAAAGAGCAAATTAAATTAGTATAATTTTTTTAAAAAAGTGCTTGAAAGATAACAAGCAAAGTGGTATAATAATATTAAAGATAACAATTATACCACTTTTAAAGAAAGGAGATTTAAAAATGAAAGAAATGTTTTTTGACAAAGATCAATACATTAATGAAGAATTAAAAAAAGCAAACGTAAGAAGAGAAGATTTTGATAGATGGGTTAATATTTTAAAAGAGGAGTATGAAAGAGAAAATGGAAAATAAACGCTATTTCTATATAACACCAGAAGATTTTAGAATAGCAGAAGAAAATGGAATATCAAAAGATACCTTATTAAGCAGAGTAAGGAAACTAGGATGGGACGTAGATAAAGCAATTACTACACCAGTAAGAGCAAAAAGAAAGTTTACTAAAGAAGAGATTAAAACAATGGAAGAAAACGGAATAGATAGAGATGTAGCAGCGGGAAGAATGTTTTGGGGTTGGACTTTAGAAGAAGCGATAACTAAACCAAAGAAAAGGGGTAGGCAATACGTATATCCAGAATGGGTATATAGAGAAGCAGATAAAAATGGTATTAGTTATTCAGCACTAGGCAATAGGATAAGACGTGGAATGAGTTTAGAGGAAGCGTGTACTAGAAAAATGATAACAAGACTGGAAGCACTTGAAATAGCAAGAAAGAAATATAAAGAAAAGCATAAAGCTAATAATGAATAATAAGGGGGAAAATAAAATGGCAAATAGAGTTTTTATTTCTGGGAATTTAGGAACTGATATAAAAGTAACATATACTGCAGGTAAAGGAACTCCAGTAGGAAGGTTTTCAGTAGGGGTTAACGAATATAATAGTCAAACTAAACAAAACGAAACAATGTGGGTGAATGTAACACTTTGGGGTAAAGCAGCAGAAAGCTTATCACCTTATTTAGTAAAAGGAACAAAAGTAATAGTAACTGGGAAACTTAGTATAAGAAAATATAAAGCAAATGATGGAACTGAAAAGTACAGTACAGAAGTAGTAGCAGATATGGTTAACGGAGTAGAATTAATAGGGAGGAAGAAAGAAACAAATGAATTTGATAAACAAGCAAGTAGTCTTCCAGATCCTTTTGAAAGAACTAATGAAGAACCAGTATTTGGAGAAGATTTCCCATTTTAAAGGAGGAATAATATGGAGTTTTTAATAGGATTTAATTTAGCAGCTTTAGTTTTATGGTATTTATACGTATGCAATGTATTAAGAAATTATCCAGAAGCTGATCTACCAGTAAAAGTAATGGTAACAATAGTAATGGAAATACTTACTATAATCCTTACAACAGGAATATACTTAATGGTGAATGCATTTTGATACAAGCAGTATAAAGGAGGAAAAGGGTATATGGGAAGCTTAAAGAATAAAATAAATGAATTAGAAGAACGTATAAAAAGCAATAGAAAAGCGATTGCAGAATTAGATGAAATGTTTTATAAGTTTAGTGGTCCTAAAGGATATCCAACTGGTACATCGTGGCAAGATTATGATTGTATCAGAGGTGGAAACAAAGAGATGGACTTATTTAGATACGTAACGGAAAGAGAAAGATTAAAAACAATTATAGAAATAGATGAAAAGATACTAGATACCCTTAAGAAGAACTTAAAGATAAAAGAAGATATAAAACTAATGCCAAAGAATACAGATAGAGTTATATTGATGAAATCCTTAGGATATACTACGAAAGAAATATCAGATGAGTTATACCTTACACCAAGATACGTCAGAAGAGTAGTACAGAAATATTATAAAGGAGACAAACAAAGCAAGTAACTATGATGGTGGTTAAAAATAATAAAAACTAACAAAAAAAAGAAAGGGAATACGGGTGTAGCTTATAACAGAATAAATAAATATATCAAAAACAGAAACCACAAGGAAAATATAAAACCAAAAAGGAGAATTTAACATGGTAAATAGAATTGGTTTAACTGAAAGAGAAGATGGATATATAGTTTCAACATTAATGCCAATGTTTATGGCATGGTACGGAAAATATGAAACAGCCATAATGATTGACGAAGACTTTGATTATATTGTGAGATAGATGGGAGAGTAAGAGAAATGAAAAAAATAACAATAGAAATTTTTGAAGATAATGACGGAAAATTAAAAGACTTAATTGATATTGAAAGTGATGAATTGTGTATTACTTACGCCAACACTCCAACAATTCATGGATTACAATGTAATTTTGAAGGTGATACACAAGAGTTTTCAGAAGTAGAGAAAACACTTGTTGAAATATCAAATTTAGTAAGAAAATTAAATAGAATTTATAAATAATTAACGAATAATTCAAAAATATAAAGAGTTTATTAGATAATTAAAGTCCTATTTAAAGCCTATTAAATTATAATATAATAGTGTATAATAATAGTATAGAAACAAAAGCATTAATTCTCTATATTTCAATCTCCTAATATATATAAGGCATCACCTTTAACGGTGGTGTCTTTTTTAATATGAAAGAAGGTGAACAAGTGGTAAAATGTACAGGTCATATTTATGCAAAACATGCAGAAGTGATTTTATATTAATGGAAGACGATATAAAGAGAGCGAAGAAAATAAAATGTCCTTATTGCCAATCAACTCACGTAAGAGAAGAAGGCAAGTATGAAGATCTAAGAGCAGTAATGAAACAAATACCATTTAAATAAATTTAGCTTAGGAATATTTAACTAAGCTTGTATATAAAGGAGGGTCACACCATGAAAATAGTTCAAGTGTTATTAATCAGTAACCCAAATATTATTTTATAGAAAGGAGGTGATCTAAAAGGCTGAAATATGCCAGTATCTCTGTTACTCTTTTCAGTTAATAAAGAGAAATAAAATGTATAAGGATTAGATAAATGGAAGAACAATACAGATTATATAACGGTGATTGCTTAGAAATAATGAAAGATATTCCAGACAAAAGTATAGATAGTATAATATGTGATTTACCTTATGGAACTACTGCTTGTAAATGGGATAGCATTATACCATTTGATAAATTGTGGGAACAGTATAAGAGAATAGTTAAAGATAACGGCGCAATAGTGTTGTTTGGCGCTCAACCTTTTACTTCTACTTTAGTTAATAGCAACATAAAAGGATATAAGCACCATTGGATATGGGAAAAGAATAGAGGAACAGGCTTTCAAGTAGCAAAATACAGACCAATGATGGCAACTGAAGATATAATAGCATTTACCAAAAAAGGAGAAAGAATAAATTATTATCCAATCATGATCGAAAGAGATAAACCTGTGGTATGGAGTGGAGCAAGTTCTTCTAATGGGACAAATCCTTTGGCAAATTTTGATAATAACTTTAAAAAAGTATCTACTCATAAATATCCAACCAACATAATTAAAGTTGATAAAGTCAATAAACCTATACATCCAACTCAAAAACCAGTAGAGTTATTAGAATATTTAATCAAAACATATACCAAAGAAGGTGAAGCGGTATTAGATAACTGTATGGGATCAGGTAGCACAGGTATAGCATGTATTAACACCAACAGAAACTTTATAGGAATTGAGTTAGATATTAATTATTTCAATATAGCTAAACAAAGGATTGATGAATATGCTAAGAGCAATGCAGGAATGTAGAGAGGCAGGATGTCATGAACTTACTAGAGAGAAGAACGGATATTGTGAGAAACATCAGGTAGAAGCAAAGGGAGAACGTAGAGATAAATACAATGACTTTTATAATACTAAAGAATGGAAACATAAAAGAGAATATATAATGAAAAGATATGCAGGAGTATGCGTTAATTGTTTAAGTGAAATAGATGAGCCTGAAGATGCCTTATATGTACACCATATAGAGGAGATAAAGGATAACTGGGGTAAAAGGTTAGATAACAATAATCTTATTCCTGTATGTGCTTCATGCCATAAGAAGATACATGATAGATATAACGAAGGAAGATTCCAAAAGACACATGAGATGCAAAGACTAAAGAAAGTATTAAGGGATTGTATTATATAGAATAATAATTCGAAGTTTGAATTTGAAATTTCAAAAAAATCGAACAAAAAAAAACGGCTAATAACCTTTGATAAGGAGTATGTGTATTTCACTGGAGGACATTTAGAAGAATTTTTGAGGCAATGTTTTCGAAAGCATAGTCCCCCTTATTAACTTTGTTAAATGCTTAACGAATTTTCCGTTGCGCGCAGAAAGCCCCGGGCCTTCAGTTGGAA